CCCCGAGGGGCCCCGGCTGGGGCCCCCTCACTGCATGTGAGGAGGAGTGTGTTGGAACCGGTTCTGGAGCCGTTCATCGGCGACATCCGGGTGCAGGCCTACACGTTCCCGTCGCTGGCGGGGCGGCTGCCGAGGCTGGAGCTTCGCTGCGGCGTGCACCCCGACTGGTCCTCCTCCCTGGGGGAGGTGGTGACGCTGCCCGAGTTGCTGGCGGTCGTCGAGACGCACCTGGAGGAACGGCATGGCTAGCCACCGGCGCCGTTCGGTGCCCAGCGCCCCGCCTCTGCCGTACACGGGCCCTGGCCCGGCCGAGCGGAACCTGCTGGCGCGGCTGCACAGCAACGCCACGTACAAGGCCTCGGCGATGGGCTACCGCCTGCTCGACATGCGGGCCTACGAGATGCTCGACCCCTCTCGGGGGGTGGCCTGGTTCCGGCTGACCTTCGGCAACGTCGTGGTCTGGGCGGACGGGCTGGAGGAGGGGTCGCACTGGTCCGCGACGCTGGAGGCGGGCGCACAGGAGTACGCCCAGACAAAGGACCGGATCGGGCGCGTGGGGCGCCAGCCCGATGTAGTGTGAGGGCAGACAACATGTCACTGGAAGGACTGACGATCATGACAGACCGTGGCACGGCAAGCATCGAAGAACTCTTGCGCGCGCTGGAAGACGCGCACTTCACCGTGACCTCGGTGGGCGCAAGGTACCGGGTCACCCACCCTGACGGTGGGCGTCCCACCTTCGTACCCAAGCGGCTGCCCAAGGGCGCCAGCCTCAAGCTGGTCATGGGGTCGCTCATGGACATCGGGTTCGACACGGACTCGGTGGAGCGGGCCCGGGAGGCGCGGCGTAAGGCGCGCGTCGAGCAGGCCCGCAAGGAGGGCGAACGGCTCAACAACATCGCAGCAGCGGCGGCGGCCCAGCGCACGGCCGAGGCGGCCATCGCGACCGAGGCGGCGCGCGACGAGCGCCTGTACCAGGGCCAGCACAAGCTTCCCGACCTGCTCATCGAGACCCGGCTGCCCCGCACCGACTTCGTGGAGGTCGACGCCAAGTTCGCCGAGGAGTTGCTGCGGGCGAACCGGTTCTACGAGCCCGGGGCGACCCATGCGGGCAAGACCAACCGCAAGTTCCGGCCCGAGTTGGCCCGCAGGTACCGCGACCAGATGCTGCGCGGCGAGTGGGACCAGTTCACTCACCAGGCCATCGGCCTGGACGTGGAGGGCGACCTCGTGGACGGCCAGCACCGGCTGGCCGCCATCGTCCTGGCCGGGGAGGTCAAGCCGGACATCCGCATCCCCATGCCGATCACCTACGACCTCCCGGTGGGCTCGTTCGACCGCATCGACCTCGGGCTGAAGCGCTCCCTGGGCGATGTGCTGGCCATGCACGGCTTCACCGACGTCAACCACATCGGCGCCGTGCTGCGGTGGGTGGCGCTCTACGACACGCTCATCGGCGACCCGCCCGTGCCGTATGACCTCAGCACCTGGAAGCACTTCGGGCTCTCCGGTGAGCAGGCGTTGCACATGCTTCGTGATGAGCCCACCGTCCCGGAGAACTCACGCGCGGGTGTGCGGTTCCGCAAGATCATGCTGCCTTCGGCGGCGGGCACTGCCATCCATCTGCTCAAGCGCTACTGGCGGGCCGACCTGGTGGACGGGTTCGTGGACCGGCTGTACTCGGGCTACGACCTCGCGCCCCGCTCGGCCCTCGGGGCCCTGCGGGACGCCTACGTGACCCAGGCCTCCAACCGGAAGTACAAGCGGACCACGGTGGAGCAGTTGGCCCTGTGGATCAAGGGGTGGAACCTGCACCTCACCGGCAAGGAACGGAGCTTGCTGACGTGGCGGTCGCACGAAGAGTTCCCGCTGATCGACCTGCCCAAGAAGCGCGAGCACGAGCCCCGCTAGGGGTCTGGTTCGTCTACCCCGTTCGGGTCGAGGTCGCACCCCGGCCCGAACGGGACGGGCGGGTGCGCCTGGACGTGTGGTGCTTCCACCGGCGGAAGTGGACGCTGCACGTCGAGGCGGGCCTGGTGGACTACTGGGTCGCCGACGCCCGCAGCAACCCGTGCCGGATGGCCTCCTGCCCCTTGTGGAAGCGGTCTTGATCTGTATAGTCAACCGAGACAGGCGGCTCCCGGGGAGACCCTGGGGAGGGCACGAGGGGCCGCCTGTCTCCGCAGGATCGCGTGGGCGTCCGGAAGATCCCCCGAGGCCCGGACGCTCACCGCGCGAAGGAGGACTGATGGCTTGGTGGACGCGGGCCCTGGCCCTGCGCGGGCAGGACACGACCCCAACGACGCGGCGCGAGCCCTCGCCGGATGGCGTGCCTGACGAGTGGGCCGAGGTGGAGCGCCTGCACAACGTCATCAAGGCCGCCCTGGAGACCGTGGACGAGATGACCGGCCAGGCCAAGATGCTCCCCGGCCTGACCGATGACCTGCTGGACCTGCGCAAGATCCTGATGGAGGGGGAAGCCCATGCGGTACGTCGCCCTGGCCGCTGAGGCCTTGACCGCCGTACGCCTGTCCGGCCTGCTGGCCGGGCTGGGCCTGATGGGCCTTATGTACCTCGGCGCCCTCGACCGGCTCTACGGCCCCGGGCGCCACGCCGCTGGGCCTGGCCGCCCGAGTTGCACCGACCCGCGTGCGTGGGTGCGCCGTGTGAGTGACGAGCCCACTATCAGCCTCACCAAGCCGGCCCCGGGCGCCAAGGTCTACGACCAGTTGGCCCGCACCTCCCGGTTCGCCTCGGCGGTTCGCTCGATGCGCCGCCGCGAGAAGCACTTCACCGAGATTGCCACCAGCCCGGCCCCGTGGCTGGTGCCCAACGACGATTGGACCTGATCCCCAATGACCGTGCGTGCCCTGTTCATCACCGACGCCTCGGGCTCGATGCACCGCCTGGCCTCCGACGTGCGTGGCGGCTACAACTCCTACCTGGACAAGGTCACCGGCGAGAGCCCTGAGGTCCGGGTCACCTCCACCGTGTTCAACACCGAGGTCCGCATCCTCGACGAGGACGTGGCCGTGGGCGCCGCGACCCGGTTCGACGACCACACCTACGACCCGCACGGCGCGACCGCCCTGCTCGACGCCATCGGCAACACGGTGAAGCGGCTGCGCCGCGACGTGGCGTTCATGCCCGGCGACCAGACGCTGCTGTTCATCCAGACGGACGGGCACGAGAACGCCTCCGTTGAGTGGGACCGCGCGGGCGTGGCCAAGCTGCTGGCCGAGGTCGAGGCGGAGGGCTGGAGCGTCATCTACAGCGGGGTGGGCCCGGACGGCTGGGCCGAGAAGGCGAGCCTGGGCCGCCAGTTCGGCACCTATTCGCCTGCCTCGGCGCAGGGGGTGGCCAGCACATACCAAGGGTACGAGGTTGTGACCCGCTCGGCGGCGGGCGGCCAGACACTCAACAGCGGCGTGGCCAACAAGATGTCCCAGGAGGTCATCGACGCGACGCCCGGGGCGAGTGAGCCCGATGTCCAGCCCTGACCGGGTCGAGCACTTCCGGCGGCGCCGCTACGCCTACTGCCCGCACGAGGGCGTGGCGCGGTTCACGGTCGTCGACTACTGGCTGGCCTACCCGCCGCTGTACTGGTGCACCGGGTGCGGCTGGTCCTGGGAGCCCGGCGACAAGCCAGTGCCGCCCGAGCCCGGCCAGGGGGCCGTCGCGGCCCGGCGGGCCCACTCCCTCCTCCCGCCGCTGGACGCGGCGGCGTGGCGCAAGTTCATTCGGCAGATCAGTGAGGACTCAGAGCAGGAGGCAGCAGCGTGACCGACCAGCAGGCCAGCGACCGGGTGACCCACGACCTCAGCGTGGAGTACGTCGACATCGACACGGTGGCCGAGCACCCGGACAACCCCCGGCGCGGCAACACGCAGGTGATCGTTGAGTCGCTGCGCCGCACCGGTCAGTACCGGCCCCTGATCGTTTCGGCTGCGACGGGCTACGTGGTGGCCGGCAACCACACGCTGCGCGCGGCGCGGCTGCTCAACTGGGACCGGATCGCGGTCACCTGGCTGCACGGCCTGTCCGAGGAGGCAGAGCACCGCATCCTGGCCGTGGACAACCGGGCTGCCGACCTCGGCGACTACGACACCGAGGCACTGATCGCCCTGCTGGACAACCTCGGCGAACTGGAGGGCACCGGCTACTCGGTGGACGACCTGGAGACCTTGCAGGCCCTGGCGGGCCGCGAGGTCACGTTCGCGGCGGGCGACACCGACGCGCACTACTCGGGCACCGACGCCGAGCGGGCCGAGCGGGCCGAACAGATCGGCAACTACCAGCCGCTCAAGGCGCAGGGTCTGGCCGAGGTCATCCTGGTGCTCACCGAGGCCAAGAAGACGCAGATGATCGACTGGCTCCAGGTGCTCCGCGCCAAGTGGGGCGACCAGATGACCAACGGGGAGTTGGTCTACGCGGCCGTGGCTCGCGCGGTGGACGCCGAACAGTGACCTCGTACGAGATCGGAGAGCGGGCGGGGCGCATCGCCAAGCTGTGGACCCCGGGCGTGATCGACGACTACGCCCGGTTCCACTGGCTCGCCCTGGAGACTGGCGACGTGGACCCGGTCTACCCGGTGCTGCGCAAGCTGGAGATGGGCGTCAGCGACCTGGTGTGGCTGTCCTTCCTGCACGTCGCCTACTACGACCTCGGCTCGGCCCTGCGCGCCTTCGCCCGGCTGTCGTGGCGCCCCACCGAGGAGGTCCCCAACGCGGTGCTGCACTACCCGTGCGGCACCGAGCGGCGGGCGCACCGCGACCCGAGCCAGTTGCTGCGCCACCTGGAATCCCTGCGGGCGCTGGCCGATCACTTCCAGGGCTTGCACCGTTTTGTGACAAGCGCCACCAGCTACGGGGACCTGTTCGGCAGGGTCATCTCCATCTGGGGTAACGGCCGGTGGGCCGCCTACAAGACCTGTGAGTTGCTGGCCTACGCGTTGGACCGGCCCGAGTGGGAGCCCACCGACATGGGGCACGCCCACTCCACCGGCCCCCGCAAGGGGCTCGCGCTGATCTACGGCGGGCGCCTGCCCGAGGGCAACGGGCCCGCCGCCATTCACACCCTCAACACCTTGTCGGGCTGGCTCGTCAACGAGTTGGGCCGCCGCGACCTGGTTGCCAGTCAGGCGACCGCCGAGACCACCCTGTGCGACTTCCACTCCCTGGCTGGGGGCCGCTACTACGTGGGGCACGACATCGACCAGATGGGCATGCAGATCCGGCGCGGGCTGGAGACGGAGCGCCTGCACTACGAGGAGGGCCAGTCCGCCGCCCTGCGGTTCCTGCTCGACGCCAACCAGCGTGCGAGCGCGACGTTCGCCCATTGGGGCAACGACATCGACAAGGGCCGCCGACAGGTCTACAAGTTGACGGGAGAGATCCTTGATCCACGTTGAGGGGATGGGCTGGTTCGGCGCGGTGACCGCGCTCGCGCTGGAGCGGGCCGGCATCGAGTTCACCTGGTCCGACATCGACTCGCCCACCCAGGCCTGGAAGGCCTCCACCGGCATCGTCTACCCGGCCGGAGACGACCGCACCGAGCGGGAGCGCCTGTCCTGGACCCGGTGGTGGCTGAGTGACGACTGGCTGCCCGACCACACGGTGCGGCCCGTCACCTACGGCTTCACCCACAAGGCGCCACCGCATGGCGGCAAGTACGAGTGGGCCCGCTGGTCCTACGTGCCCGAGGTGAAGATCGCCGCCAAGCACGCCTTCGCGGTCGATGTGCAGGCCATCGTGGTCGAGGCCCGTTCCCGCTTCGCCGAGCGGCGCTGCGAGTACGTGGACCCGGCGCGGTCGAAGATTGTCGCTCACGGCGCGCGCCGAGCGGTCGGCTGGGTGTGGGGCTGGAGCCGCAAGGTCAACCTGCGCTGGCCCGGTGGGGTTGAGGCGGACGGCATGAGCCTGTACGGCAAGGTCCACCGGTTCGGCCTCTGCTACGCCTACCCGGTGGGGGCCCAGCCGGGCTGGTGGTGGGCCGGCTCGGCCCTGGTCAACGAGAGGCGCCCCCGGGAGCGCGACGGGCGCGAGTTGGCCGACTACTACGAGCGCTGGCGCTCCGACTTCGCCCGGCTCTACCCCGGAGTGGACGTGGTGGAGTCCGGTCATGAGCCCATCCGGCAGGGCTGGCGGCCCAAGCCAAGCGAGAGCGATCCGGCGCTGCTGGGACTCACCGACACGCGGTGCGTCTTCCCGGCCCTGTGGCACTCGGGCGTGCGCTGGGCGCCCTCGTTGGTGGAGGGAGCGGTGCAGTGGGCAACTCGCGTGACCTCTTCTACGTCATCGGCCCTCCAGGCGTAGGCAAGTCCTCCCTGATGGCCGCCCTCACGGTGCGCTGCCACCGCTGGCCGAACGCCAAGCCGTTCCGCTACGACCTGCTCCGGGGCCCCTCGGGCTACGAGTTCGTCGAGTTGGGCGGTCAGCGCATCGGCGGGTTCCCCGGCACGGACGGCATGTCGATGTCGGTCCAGCCCCGGGTGGAGGAGTGGCTGCACCAGACCCGGGTGCCGCTCGTCCTCGGTGAGGGTGACCGCCTGGGCAACACCAAGTTCTTTGAGGCGGCGGTGCACGCAGGGTGGCGCCTGAACGTTGTCGCCCTGATGGCCGACCGTAAAGAGTTGGATCGGCGCTGCCGGGAGCGCGGCTCGGAACAGTCCGAGACGTGGCGCAAGGGCCGGTTCACGAAGGTGGCCAACGTGACCAACTGGCTGACCACGGCCCATCCCGGCAGCGTCCGGCTGGTCACGGCCGACCGAACCCCGGGCACGCTGGTCGCGGCCCTGCGACCGAGCTACCCGGACATCTTCGCCCTGCTGGAGGACTGATGGAGCACTGGGGATTCTGGGCCCGGGCCATGGTGATCGTGCTCGTCGCCTGGGCGACCTGCGTGGCGCTGCTGATGGCCATGGTCCGCGTGGCGATGCTCGGCGCGGCGCTGACCTCGCTGGCCGCCCGGTCGGTGCGCGTCTGATGGAACGCCTGCTGCTCGGCCTCGTCAACGCGCTCATCGTCGTCATGCTGCTGGCCGTCATCCTCATGCTGGGCCTGGCCGTCCACTTCGCCTACACCGAGAGTTGGGGATGCTCGTGACCACCGTGTTCGTCATGATCGGCAACAGCGACGACAAGCTCTCCCAGGACGACTGGCACCAGTTCTGGGGCGAGACCTCGCAGGTGCTGCTGCCGGTGATCAAGGCCACGTACGGCGTCTGGTTCTCCGACCCGGTGGCGCGCTACCAGAATGCCTGCTGGGCGTTCGAGCCCTGGCCGCAGCACGAGTCCGAGGCCAAGGTCCGCCTGGCCCGTCTCGCCAGCAAGTGGGGCCAGGACTCGGTGGCCTGGGCGGAGGCCGAGGACACTGTGTTCCTCGGGCCCGCGTGGCTGTCCCACCTCGACCCCGAGGAGGCCGAGGCCCTCGACGACGGGCACGCCTGGGCGGGCCTGGGGACCGAGGAGGGCAAGTGAGCCCACTTCAGGACTTCGACGAGACCACCCCGAGGCCCGTGATCATCGTCTGCGAGACCGGCTCGGAGATGGACGGCATCCAGCGGGCGATCCTGCTGCTCATGAAGTACCCGGGCGTGCTCGCCGAGTCCGCCGCCGGCTGGATGTTGGTGCCCCGCCAGGCGGCCACCCACATCTCCGTTTCACGTGAAACCAAGGAGGAGAAGTGAGGCTGTTCCATCTGGAGCGCACCGAGGACGTGACGGGCGTGTCGGGCACGGGCGTGGTCGCCCAGGGCGTCGAGTTCGACGACCTCACGGTGGTCATCCGCTGGGGAAGCGCCACCCCCTCCACGGTGGTCTGGGACCACATCGGCGACGCGATGGTGGTCCACGGCCACAACGGCCTGACCAAGCTGGTCTGGGACGACCGGGGCGACTGGTCGTGACCAGCGAGTTCCTCGCCCGGTTCGGCGACGCCCTGGCCGAGCAGGCCGCCAAGCCGCCCAGCGACCCCGTGGCGGCGCTCTCCTACGTCGCCTTCGCGGCCCTGGCCGTCGCGCTGGGCTGCCCGCCCGAACGGGTCGGAGACCTCCACCGGGACATGCACGCCCTGGCCCTGCCGGCTGGACCGCAGGCGGCGGTGGACCAGTTCCGCACCCACATCGACCTGTTGAGGGAGGACGGGCTGTGACCGAGCCCGAGGAGGAGTGGGTCCAGTTCGCCAAGGGGACCGTACTGTGCCCCTGGTGCAACGCCGAGGTGCCCGTGCCGGTGCTCGGGCGCATGTTCAACGACGACGAGGGCCGGCTGGCGATGGCCACCAAGCCCGACCTGACCGAGGTGTGGGCGCACGCCTGGACCCACGAGGAGGACACCGATGCCTAGCCCAACCGAACGGCTCACCGCCAACCTGACCGACGCCCTCGGGGCAGACGGGGCCCGGAAGGCGGCCCTCGTCATGGCGGACCTGTTGCTGGAGTTCGCCCAGCACGCCCTGGACCGGGGCAAGGCCTTCGCCCCATTCACCCAGGAGGCGGCCACCTTCGCCACGCTGTCCGGTTCGTACGTGGGCATGGCCGAGACCATTCACCGAATTGGGTGCGACGCCACCGACTGTGACTTCCTGGTCAACCTGGGGGACCTCCTCGCCCTGGCCCGCATGTGATGCAGACCCCGTTTCGGGAGACCGACGCCCTCCTGGCCGCCCTCGACAACGACGACGAGGCCCTGCTGGGCCACCTGGCGAGGATGCACGACGGCGAGGTGAGCAACCTTCGTCGGGCCGCCCTCAACATGGCCTTCGCCGCGCGGGAGGAGTTGGACCGCCGCTGGCAGCAGGCCATGCAGGTCAAGCGCGCCATGCAGGTTAAGGCGCTGGACGACGTGGCCGATGACTGACCCACTGCTGGCGGCCCTCGACCGGTGCGAGCACGGGCGCCACCGGGCCGACCGCTGCTTCGACTGCCCGGACCAGTGGAGCACGGGCAACCTGTTCCTGCCGCCCGGCACCCGGATCGGCACCAACCTGTACGGCGACCCGATCGTGGCGCCCGAGCAGGACAATCACGAGCGCGGCCAGCCAGCGAACTGGGTCGAGGGTGGGGCATTCAAGTGACCGACTGGGAAGCGCTGACCGCGCTCCAGATCATTGACCGGCTGCGCGACACGATCGTGGCCATGGGCCAGTACGTGGCCGGCCTGGAGTCCGAGGCACTGGAGACCGAACGCTCGGTGGCGTTCTGGACCGAGGAGGCCCGGCGCTACGCGGGCAACGCCGACTACTGGCGGGCGCGGACCACCGAGGCGGAGCGGGTCATACAGGCCGCGCGCGCCATGCCGGGGCACGAGCCGACCGAGGGGGAGCCCATGTGGTGCTGCCGCCTCCAGGACGCCCTGGCGACCTACGATCAGTGGCGGAAGGGGGGTAGCGATGATCGAGTTGCGAGTGCGGAGCCGACTTCGCCAGGAGGACCTGCTGCCCAAGACCGGCAAGGTGCTGGGCCCGGCTGACTACGACGTGCTGCTCACCGGCCCCGCCAAGGTGCTCAAGCCGGACGGCAAGCCACTGTGCGTCTACCTTCCCGGCGCCCTCCGCGAATGGTCGCAGAGTGACACCATCTACGCCATTTTGCACGGGCTACGCACACACACCACCAACAACCGGGGCATGAGCGGCGGCGCAGGCGTCGACACCTCCCCCAGCGGCAAGCGCTACGCCCAGACCACCGCGTCCACCATCATCGGCGCCTTCGACCCGAACAGTTACCGCCGCTACTGCCGCCTCACCGCCTGGACCGGGCGCAACCTGCCGCAGTGGGAGGCGCTCCAGCCGTTCCTCGCCGCCATCGCCGAGCGGATGGCCGAGCACGTTCCCGACCGGCACGGGGCCCAGATGGCCGAGGTCATGCGCACCCAGCCCGAGTGGGTCGTGCCGGGCACCCCGTTCACCACGGTCACGGTCAACAACACCTACCCGACCGGGATGCACACCGACAAGGGCGACCTCGATGCCGGGTTCTCCACCCTCGCCACACTGCGCCGAGGCGGCGCGTATACGGGCGGCAACCTGATGTTCCCCGAGTACCGGTGCGCCGTGGACATGCGCGACGGAGACCTGCTGCTCATGGACGCCCACGAGTGGCACGCCAACGCCGACATCGTCTGTGCCTGCGGAAACTCCATCCGGGCGATCTGTCCGACGTGCGGGGCGGAGCGCATCTCGGTGGTGAGTTACTTCCGCACCGACATGGTCAACTGCAAGGACGCGGCCACCGAGGAACGGCGGGCCGCCGAGTGGTGGGCGAAGCGGTGAAGTGGCGGGGCTATGTCACTCGGGGTGGGCTGACCATCGGGTTCGCGTTCCGGGGTTGGCCACGGAAGCGGAGGCGGAGGCGGCGGTGAGAGACTTGGGCCGCGCACTGTGGGTCATGGCCGTGCTGGCCTACCTGCTGGCCGCCGCCTGCCTGACGGGCGTGCTGGCGCAGGTTCGGCCATGAGGGGCTACTGGCCCGAGCCCGGCGACGAGTTGTACTCACCGCTGACGGACTACTGGCTGAACGGGCCCGGCCGGGACCGGCTGGCCTTCCACTGGTCTCGCTACATGCGCAGGGAGCACGCCGCCCGGCTGCTGGGTGAGCCGGCTGAGCACGTGGCGGTGGTCAACATGGCGGGCGAGGTCGTGCTGGACACCGCGCTTCCGCCGCCGGATGGGCCCTCCTACTCGGCCCGCTGGCGGGCCTACCTGACCGCTGAGGACCTTGACTGGCTGGCGCGGATGTGGCGTGCGGGCGTAAGACATGAGGTGTGATCGCTGACATGAGGTCATACGTGAGTTGGGACGGCGGCGGCGCCGAGGTCTGCCTCAAGTGGCTGCCCCGCCACCACTGGGTGCGGGCCTTCATCTCCTGGTCAGGAAACTGTGAGCCCGGTCGGGCGTGGATGTACCACGGCATGATCCGCCGCGATGCGTGGCGTGTGGGCCGGCTCGGGTTCGGCCTGTTGCGGATGCCGCGCGTAAGACATCACGTCAGCAATATGATGTAACGTCTGACACGTGAGCCTGGAGAAGTCGAGCCCGCTGGACCGCCAGTCTGGCGTCGAGGTGACCCGCGTGACCTTGTGGGTGCCGACCGAGTTGGTGGAGGAGGTCGACGCCCGGGCGAAGCGGCGCGGCGTGACCCGTTCCGAACTCATGCGGCGCGTTCTCGCCTACGGGCTCGGCGCGACTCGGGGGCAGTGATGTATGGTCGGGCGAGACTGACGAGAGGGGCGAACGTGACCGCCAGGCGCCGCCAGCAAGGCCTGTACTACGTAACCCGCAGTGGGCTGGAGATCGACCTGCTCGAACTCGACGCCCTGGACCAGATTCCCTACCCGGAGTGGCCCGGCCTCCAGGCCGCCGCCCGGTGGCTCTCCGACGAGGTGAAGCGGGCCGAGACCGAGCGGGTGGCGGTGCGCGACGCGGCGTGGAGCGCGGGCCTGCACGACGCCCAGGGCGCCATGGCTCGCCGCCGCCAGCGCCTCGACCCGCTCAACGGCAACTACCCGACCGACACACCGAAGCCGTCTGGCTACTACTGCGAAGACTGCCTGGTGTTCGTGCCGGACGGCATCACCCACCCCCGGTGCCAGCCCGAGCTACCGGCCGAGGTGGGACCGTGACCGAGAGCACCTGGCAGATCCGCCCCAAGCCGGGAATGCCCTCGCTGCATGCCGTCATCAACGACCAGATCTACGACCTCTCGGAGAACGCCTGGCCGACCGACCCCATGGAGCGCGCCCTGGTGCGGGCCATGGTGATGGAGGTCGCCTCCCGCGCGTCCACGATCCACGTCACCCGGACAGCCTGATGGGCGACGTGCTGACCGAGGCGGGCCTGGTGGAGTTGCTGGCCTCCCAGGGCATGGACACCTCCCACCGCACCCCAGCCTGCCGGTGCGAGGAGTACGAGGAACGCATCGCGGCCCTGGAGGCCGCCGAGGAGTCCTGGGACATCGCGCTGGACGCCAAGGACGACGAGATCAAGCGCCTCCAGGACCGCCTCCAGGCGGTGGAGAAGTCGCTGCGCGAGATGGCCGAGGCGGCCCGTGGAGACTGACCGGCCCATCACGTGGGTTCGGGCGGGGCCGTTCACCTACAAGGGGTTGAAGCTGAAGATGGCCCGAGACATGCAGATGACCCATCGGTGCGCGCGGTGCGGCCACGGCACCCCGGCGGGAAGCCTGACCGAGTTGCTGTTCGAGCCACCTACCGAGTGCCCCAACTGCGGTGGGACGATCAAGGTTCAGGCCTACGTCGGCAAGCCCATCGAGGAGGTGGAGGGGAGCGATGGCCCGGAAGCCACCGGAGTATGACGACTCCGACTTGCCCGACATCGGCACCTCGACCACGTCCGAGTTGCGCGGCGCCCTCGGCCTCGTAGCGCAGCCGGACGGACGGACCGACAAGGCGTGGCGCAAGCCCAACACCATGAACGCCCGGGAGCTACGCGCGCTGGAGTTGGTGACCGCCGGGGCCACCTACGCCCAGATCGGCGCGGTCATGAACATCACCCGGCGCAGCGCCATGGCGCTGGTCGACCGGGCCCTGGGCAAGCGCGCGCTGGAGATCGACTCCCAGACCCGCTCCCAGACCCGGGCTCTGGTGCTCGACCAGCTTGACCAACTGTGGCGGCGCTGGTGGCCGCTGGCCCTGGGCGACCCGCGCGCCGGCACGCCGCCCGACAAGGACGCGGCCGACGTGGTGCTGAAGATCCACGACCGGGTGGTGCGCATCCAGGCCCTCGATGCGCCGATCCAGGTCGAGGTCAACGCCGACATCGTGGTCTCCCTGGAGGACCGGGCCAACCGGCAGGCCAAGATCCTGGCCGACCTGGCCGAGGTGGCAGCCCGCCAGCAGGCGATCGAGGGCGAGTTCCGGGAGGCGTCATGAGCACCCCGATGTCGGTGCGCGGGTTCTGCCCGCTCGGCTGCGGCGAGACGCTCGTCCTGCTCGGCGAGGAGGTCATGTGCTTCCAGGCCGAGTGCCCCAACCCGTACGCGGTCACCGCCATCCTGGGCGACCAGGAGACAGAGCATGTCGTACGGGTGGACGACGGTGGGGCCACCATCCGCCACCCGATCAGGGAACGCATCGAGGACGCTCTGATGGACTGCCACCTCACCCTCAACTGGCGGGCCCGGCTCAAGCCGTACGGGCTCTACCGGGTGACCGGCGAGGGCACCGGCTGGGAGCGCATTGAGGGCGTCCACCGGGAGGGCACCGATGACTGAAGCCCTGGCCGAGGCGACCGTCACCGCCCCACCGGCCAACGAAGCCAACGTGCGCATTGGCGTGGTCGCCGATGACTCGCCGCTGACCATCACGGTCCAGGACTCCCCGATCGCCTCCCCCGGGTTCCTGTCCGACTGGCGCCCCGTACTCGGCGACAACGTGGCCGTGCTTCGCCAGGACGAGACGTGGCTGGTCCTGGGGGCGATCCACTCGAACGGCGCCTCCCTGCTCGGACGCGGCGGCACCATCATCGGCGCCAACATCGGCATCGGCGGCGGCATCCCGGCTAGCTCCGCTGGGGCCGAGGTCGCGTTTCCCTCGGCCAGTTGGGCGGTGGAGTCCACGTACGTGTGGCTGCCTGGCCAGATGTACCGGCTGGACTACCAGATGTCCCCCAACTGCTCGGGCGCGGGTGCCCAGTGGGGTGTCTACCGCATCCGTCTTGGTGCACAGTCCACCACCGGCTCGCTGGTCGGTCAGCACTACGCCCAGTACCCGGCGGGCTTCGCCGACTTCGGCAAGAGTGAGTGGGGCCACCTCTGGCTGTTCAACGCAGGCTCGGTGGCAGTCTCCAGCAAGCTATCCCTCACAGCCGACTTTGATGTGGGCGTGGGCTCGCTTGGCATCTACGGGGGCGATTCGGACGCCCCCACCTTCATCGTGTGCACCCACGTGGGGGCTGTCGCGGACAGCCTGTTCAACGTGGGCTTCCAGGTGGGGTGAGACACATGGTCGCGTACACCGCAGTTGTCCAGGCCGAGCAGTGGACCGGCACCCCCGCCGCCCAGCGCGCCATCGAGGACCTCGTGGCCGCCCAGCGGCGAGGCGGGTCCTATGACCAGGTTCAGGTTGCAGGCGAAGACCTTTGGCTGACGTGCTCGAACCCAAAGCCCAGCGGCATACCTGTCCCGGTCAACGTGCGCATCGGCGAGTGGCTGGTCTATGGGGATGCGCCCCAGCCGGTCGGTCACCCGGCGATCTACGACGACACGACGTTCGTTGCCCGCTACGCCCGGGTGCCAGGCGCATGAGCGGCCACCGCCCGTTCCGCGACCTGCGGCTGGACTGGCCCCAGCCGTTCGAGGTCCTGGAGCAGTTCTACTACGAGCACGCGCGGCGCATGAGCGTGCTGGCCGACATGGGCTGCACGGTGTGCGGCGACCCGGCCACGGTGCTGATCGAGTGGCCCAAGCACGTCTTCTCCGTCTCCCTCGACCCTGGCGCCCTGCGCGAGACCCGGACCATCACCATCACCGAGGAGGTGCGGTTCCTGTGCGAGATGCACGCTCGGGCCTGACCATCCCGGACGACCAGGCCTGGCACGTCCGGGGCATCCCGACCACCCACCGGGGCCCGTTCAACGACTGGGCCGCCCGCCCGGATGGGCGGCGCCTGCGGTGCGGGCTGATCATCAACGCCACCTACGTGGCCGGCCCCGCTCCGAGTGGTGAGCCGTGCCCGGAGTGCAGCCGGTGGACCGATGCGTGAGCGTTCGGGTGTGCGCCTGCGCTACCTTCCCCTGGAGGAGGCGACGAGGCCGCCTACGGGCGGGGTGGTCGAGGTCTACACCGACCGCTGGTGGGCCCATCAGCCCGGCCTGGGCCTGCTGATGTTCGGCAAGGTGCCGCAGTGGACGCCGAACTCATCTACAACTGCGGGGACTACGTATGACCGACGATCGCACCCTTCCCGAGGGCCTGACTCGGGCGATGTTTGACGCCATTCGGGACCTGCGCGAGTGGGTCACCCCGCCGCCGGCCCCGGACGCCGAGGTGCAGGCGTGGCCGCTGTTCAGCGGCTGGGAGTATGGCGGTGTCTACTGCGCCAAGGACGAGTGCGGCTGCGCGGCCGAGGGCAGTGAACTGATCCGGGGCGACGACCGGATGGGGGACGAGGCCGAGACCTTCACGTTGGCTGACCTCCACCGCCGCATCGGTGGGGCGGGCCGAGGAGGAGGGGGTGTGATGGGGCGCGGCCAGACCACTGCCGAGTTCGCGGCCAGCCACGGCCCGAACTGGGTCTACGACGGCGGCCTGCCCGGCGATCCCGGCTGGGTGAGCGACGCGGCGCGCGAGTTCGGGGACCTGCTCGGCCTGGACGCGGAAGCCCTGGACGACGCTGCGGCGGAGCACGGGTGGGAGTTCCATGACCCGGGCTACGACGAGAAGATCCAGCAGCTTGCCCTGACGTGGGGCGAACAGTGAGCAGCCCGGCCGACCGCCTGGCGGATGGGCGGGGCAGCCTGCGCGACCTGGCCGAGTTGGACCAGGCCCGGGCGGCCACCGTCGAGGACCTGAACCGCCTGCTGGTCGGCTACGCCCAGGCCATGCGCGACCTCGGGCCCGACCGGGCCCACTGCGCCTACGTCACCGGCCTGCTGCGTGACTGGGACGAGGTCACCATGGCCTGCGCCCTCGTCGAGGCAGTGGAGCGCCTGGTGCGGCGCCTGGACGAGCAGGGGGCGCGCACCTAGTCTGGTGTCGTGACAGACACGACGGAGCCATACGACCACGACCCGAACTACGACCCGGCGGCGGCCCGCAAGGCCGAGAAGCACGAGGCCTTCGTGGCCGAGTACCAGACCCGCTACGGCGGCGCCGGGCGTGACGCCGAGTCGGTGGCCAGAGTCTTCGGCCTGGAGGGCGAGCCGCCCAGCAACGAGGTCGAGGTGGACCCGGACGCCGAGTCGTCCCCCAACGTCGGGCACAAGTAGCCATGACGGGCATCGCGCCCATCTGGGCCGGCTACCCCAAGTCGTACACGCCCGGGCGCGCGCGAGCCCCCAAGCTGTGCGTCATCCACTACACGGCCGGCAACGCTGGCCCGACCGCCGCCGAGGCGGGCGTGGACTACGACAAGCGGCGCACGGACGGCACCTCGTGCCACATCTTCGCCGACTCGCTGGGCACCCCGCTGATGGAGGTGCCGCTGGGCGACCGTTCGCACAGCGCCTACTTTCACGGCAACGAGATCGGCGTGCACATCGAGACGTGCGACACGGTGCAGAGCCGAGCCGGCTGGCTGGACGCGGTCAGCTACCCGACCATCGTCAACGCGGCCGGGACGGCCCGGTGGGTGTGCGACACGCTGGGCCTTCCCTTGCGGCGGATGACGGTGGCCCAGGTGCGGGAGGCGTACTACGGCAGCGACCCGGGCGGCATCTGCGACCACTGGGACGTGACCCGGGCGTTCCCCGAGGACGGCGGCAACCACACCGACATGGGGCCCGAGTTCCCGTGGGATGTGTTCATGGAGTTGGTGCTCGACCAGGACACGAGAAGGGACTACGGCATGCTGCTGTTCGGGAAGTCAGGCGCGGGCCAGTTCGGCGAGGACACCGACCACTCCCGCTGGTGGGTGGGCGACGGCCTCCACCACACCGAGCGCACCGAGGAACAGGCCAGCCTCCTCCTCGGTGCGGTGAACAAGTACTACGGCCTCAAGCTGGAGATCATGTCGTGGGGCGACACCAGCCCCGAGTGGATGCAGGGCATCGTCGGCCCCGTGCCAGCCGGGAGCGGGGGCGTCGGGGGTCTGGGCTTCGCCGAGGTCGTGGAGGCGGCCCGCCAGGGCGCCGAGAAGGCCGAGGACAGCTAGCCCGCGCGGGCGCTACGCGCGGTGATCGCTAGCTGGTACGCTGCGCCCAACCGCCCAGCGACCACTGGAGCATGCGATGGCCCTCACCACCAGCATCGGCCTGTCCATCTCGGCCGATCTCGTCAAGGCGCTCGACCTCGCCGAGGCGCGCGTACCACTGGTCAAGACCTACACGGCGGCCCTCACCAACGGCGTCCTGGCCGGCCAGGCCGACCTCGTCTTCCACGACACCCGCACCATCGCGCCCTCGTCCAACGACGACCTCGACCTGGCGGGCGTCCTGCTCGACCCGGTGTGCACCCTGCTCACCTTCATCCGAGTCAAGGCCCTGATCGTCGCGGCGGCGGCGGCCAACGCCAACAACGTGGTCATCGGCGCGGCGGCGGCCAACCCATGGGTCGGCCTGATCAATGCCACCGGCACCATCACCCTCAAGCCCGGTGGGGTGCAGGCCTACTTCGCGGGCCAGGCGGACGCGGTGGCCTCTACGGTGATTGCGGCCACCGGCGACATCCTGCGCGTGGCGAACTCGGGCGCCGGCACCAGCGTCACCTACGACATCATCATCATCGGCGCCTCGGCCTGACGTGATCACCAAGCGCAAGAGCAGCCACTCCGCCGAGAGCGCCAACTGCGTTGCGCTGTGGGACTTCGGCGACGAGGTGGCCCTCGGCGACACCAAGGGCCCCAACTGGCAGATGGCCTGGTTCGACCGGGCGGCCTGGACCGACTTCGTCCAGGCGGTCGGACGGGGCGAGTTCGACCGGCCACGAGGCCGTGCTGCGCCGTCTCTGTAAGGTGTGAACGCGAGGGCGCCGCCGAGAGGCCCCTAACCCCCACGGCCCACTCCCCTACGGACCAACGAGAACGGCCCCGAGCTTGATGCTCGGGGCCGTTCTCGGTCCATGACGGGAACGGGACCGCACGGGGAGTCGAACCCCGCCTAGGCGCTTTAGAGGCGCTTGTGCTGCCGACACACCCTGCGGTCAAGGCGGTGCCCGAGGTCAAGGCGGCTCGGCGCCTTGTTCGGCTGCTCTACCGGGCTGAGCTACCCCACTCCCCGAGGGGAGCGTGGCGGGATTCGAACCCGCGACCTGCCGATTACCTGTGAAGTAAGCCGGGCCTGCGCACCGAGCACCACCACCGGACGATCGCCGACACGTGCGGGCCAGCGAGGTTTCCGGGTACCTCTTGAGTTGTGCACCCGGGGCCACCCGAAGGCGATCTTCCCGCAGCGTCCTATCCACGACCACGTGGCCCGGGCCAACTTGGGGCCCTCCGAGAAATTGCACCTCGCCTTCGCCCCCCGAAGGGCGCGTGCTCTGGTTACACCTGAGGGCCATGGGGGCCGGTCTGGGCCCGGGGCAAGCTAGCCTCCCAGACCGGCACCGAAACGGGAGTCGGATTCGAACCGACGACCTCCAGCTTATGAGGCTGGCGAGCACAACCGAACTGCTCCATCCCGTCAGGCGCCCGTGGAGTCGTTACGGTCCTCCTCGGGCGTGTCGACCCTACCATGACAGGACTTCCCGCGCTTGCGATCCACCTCAGCCTTAGTGCGAGAACTAAGGTGGTAGCCCCCGGCGACCGGGCACCAGTAGACCCGGCCCTCCTCGGTCGGGGGCAGCCGACTCAGCGCGTGCTTGCCCATCTCGTAGGTGCGGTAGGTGTTCTTGCGGCACCGCTTGCACTTGGCCTTGTGGTTCCGCATGGACTACGACCACCAGATGTCGCGCTTCACGGCCCTCTCCTTCCGTCGTCTCCAGGTGAGCACACCGAACAGTGTGCCCAGGGTCGCACCCAGCACGATGAGCATGTAGCCCATCAGGCGAACGACCTCGACGCGGTCCTGCCAGGTCATCGCCACTTCCTCCACTTTCGTGCCCGCTTAGGCCGCGTGTGCAGGCGCCTCATGGCGTCGAGGTCGGCCGCGAACACTGCGCCCCGGAATGGGCCCCACTCGCGCGACTTGTCCGTGTCGGTCCAGTGGTAGTGGCCCCGCCCACCGGTGGCCCGGATGCAGGTCCAGGCGCCGTGGCGCCAGCGGTAGCCCCGCCGGTGCATGCGGCGCCCTTGCATGTCGACGATGAAGACCCGCCGACGACGGGCGCGGCGGCGCTCACCGTGGTCCATCTGCCGGGGCCGCCAGTACTGGTAGCCCTTGCGCCGGCACGGCCTGCGGAACCAGCGGTCGCCCAGGCGGGGATCCTCGCGCCACGCCCAGAGCCGCTTGACGTGGGGCGGCGGTTCTGGGTCGTAGGTGAGGTTGTAGCGGTAGACGATCACCACTTCACCCGCAGCAGGGAGGCTCGGTGCTCCAGCAACATGCGCAGCACCTCGTCCACGGTGCCGCCGGGCAGGGAGGCCAGCAGCGCGTTGACGATGGCGCGCGCATCCAGCCGGTGCAGCCTGCGCCCATCCGCCCGGTCGAGGTTGTCCGGCATCGGCATGTCGGCCTCGATGCGCAGGTCCTCCACCTCCTCGGCGCCGTGTGGCTGGGCCTTCCACACCCAGACCGGCTCGGCGCTCATGGCCGCTTCCAGACCCACCGCCCGGGGCGGCGCGGGTCGGGGTACGGCACCAGGTCCCACGTGTAGACCAGGTAGCCTGCCGAGCCGAACGCCACCAGGATCAGGAACATCCCTCCGGCGACCGGGTAGGCAATGGGCGCCTCCTCGCCGAACGTCGTGGACAGGGCGTAGCCGAAGAGGCTGAGCATCGACGCGCCGAACATCGCCATGGCGGTGCGGCGAGGGAAGGGGCGGAACCGGCCGAACACCGACCGCCAGGCGTCCAGCGCGTAGGCCGGGACGCCGATGGTGATGCCCGCCAGCAGCAGGGCCACCCCAACGTCATGCGCGGTCACCTGTCCTCACCCCTCTTCTTGGCGATGGCGGCTGCGATGAAGAACGCGGAGAGCGCCCAGGCGATGCTGCAAACGAGGGCGACTCCCTCGACGGCCTCGGGCCAGGTGTCACTTGCCAGGATCACGGAGCGCCTCCTCGTGCTTGGCGGGCCTGATGGGGCGCTCGGTCCTCCTGGACCACTTGATCTCGGGCCCGCTGGCGAGGAACACCAGCCCGAGCAACAAGAAGACCACCGACACGATGGCGGTAGCGGCGACGAACGCTTCGGGCCAGTTCATGGGGACCCTCCTACAGGTCGTGGGCGCAGAACGGGCAGACGTGGATGTCCTCCACCCGCGTGTTGGCAATGAGGAACGGCTTGCTCACCGAGGGCACCACCTCGGCGGCCATCCGCTCAGCGTGGGCCTCGATGAGGGCCGCCTCGGTGGGGAACCAGTGGAAGCACTCCCCGCACAGGGTGCCGGTGGTGAGGTCGGTCTGGGGCTCGTCCTCGTTGTGGAAGTGGCAGTGGTCCTGGTCGCAGGCGCGGGTCGGTTCGTGGGGCATCATGACCTCCACTCGATGCGCAGCCGCCCATCGAGGGCGTCCACCAGGCGGACGAGGGTCAGCGTCTCGGGCACGACCTCTCCCATTTCGATCTCGCTGATGCTGCTCTGGACGATGCCCGAGATGGCCTCCAGTTCCCGCTGGCTCAGGCCGAGCCGCAGGCGGCGCAGCTTGAGTTGCTGGCCCAGGAGGCGCACTTCGAACTCGTCGGTCGCGAACGACCCGCGCGGACTGCGGGGCACTACTTCAGCCGCCGGGGCAGCTTGAGCCGCAGGTCCTCGTAGCGGCGGAACGCCTGCCACCGGTGGGCGTGGCTGGAGACGTTGTAGAACACCAACTGCTCGTTGATCCCGGTCGGGACGTACAGGGTGGCGTCGATGAGCCACCAGGTGACCGGCAACGTCCGATTCCAGTACTTCAGGTCCATCGCCCACAACTGCACCCCCACGGGCGAGCCCGTGCCCGGCGCGTCCTCGGCGGCCTGAACCTGCTGCTCCATACGGCACCGGGCCCACTGCACGTTCCACCAGCGCGGCGAGAATGCCGCGTTGCGCAACTGCGGGTCGACCTCGTCCACGTAGTCCACGAGGATCTGGCGGGCCCACCGACCGGCCTTCGGCCAAGAGGCCATCCGGCCGGTCTCCAGGTAAGCGTCAGTCGTCATACGAGCCCACCCTGGCCAGCCGTGCCTTCCACTGCCGGGTCAACTCGTTGTAGGCCGAGAAGTCCGAGGCCGAGAAGCCGTGCCGGACGGACCATGAGGTGGAGCCGATCCAGTGGTCGGCGGCCGGCCCGTCGTAGTTCGCGGTCACCCGGTGGTAGGCCCGGGCCCGAATGTCCTCGGTCTTCCCGCCCGAGGCCCAGCCCAGCACGCAGTTGCACGGCTGCACCAGGTCGAGGTCGTCCATGTGGTCGAGCACGTTGTCCAGCTTGAGCCCGGCCAGGCCGCCGTGCTTGCGCAGCCAGCGCAGGCCCCGCTCGATCTGCTTGCTGTAGTCGACGCTCACCGGTGGTCCTCCTCGCACAGCGGCGCCAGGGCCGCCTTCCACTCGGCCGTGAGGGCCTCGTAGTCGGCCAGGCTGTGGGGCTCGTCGTCGCCGAGGCGGAAGCCCCGGTTCGCCGCCCAGCGGTAGCCGACGCTGCGATCGAAGCCCTGGGCGCGGATGCGGGCGTGGTAGGCGTGGGCGCGGTCGACCTCACTGCCGAACCCGCTGGACCAGCCGAGCACGCACGACTCGGGCATGTTCACGTCCAACTCGTCGAGGTGGACGCACAGGTTCTGGAGGAGGTGGTCATGCAAGGGCCCCTCGGTGATGAGCCAGGCGATGCCGGCCTGCACCCGCTCGGCGTAGCTCGCGTCGGTGTTGGGCCGGTCCTGTTCCGTGTAGACGGCAAGGTCGCTGTCCATGTCCGTGCTCCCTTCGGTTTGTGTCCCCCGACCATACACGATCCCCCGAAACCGATGAAGCCCCCCCACGTCATCTCGCGATGCGTGAGGGGGCTTCATGGTCCTACAGGATGATCGTCGCCTGGACCCGCTTGACCTCCACGAGCCCGTCCCACTTGCCCGAACCCAGGTAGTTCTCGGTCGTCCGGAGTTCCCGCAGGGCGTCCTTGAGCGCCTCAGCGGTGGTGTTCCAGTGGTACTCGGCCTGCCAGTCGTCCACGTTCACGTCGAGGTCGAGGGTGACGGTGATCTTCACGGCCGTGCTCCCTTCAGTGCTCCCGCCCGGTAGCGGGGAGACGTGGACCCGGCGGGATTTGAACCCGCATCCTCCGGCCGATCGCCGGTGCTCTACCAGTGAGCTACGTGGCCCTGGCCGCCCCCGAGGGGGCGGGTGGTGCTACACCTCGTCCAGCCAGGACCCGGTGGTCTTGCTGTGCTCGGGCACGACGGCCCAGGAGTTGGCGTCCGTGGTCAGTTCGACCTGGTTGCCGCACTTGGTGCAGATGCGGGTGAGCGTCCGGTTCGGCACGCGCCGGTCGGCGCTGTCGGTGACCTTGACGCGCCGACCGCCCTGCGTGCACCGTCTGGCCGCCATGTACTCGTCCCGCATCCGCTGGCCATCGGCGACTACGTCCGACCAGTCCAGGTCTCGCATGATGCGCTCCCTTCGTTGGGCCCTCCGGTAGGGCCTCCGCGCCGTCCGAGGTGTCGAACCCCGGTGCCTGTCTGGTCTGACCATACACGCACGCACCTGCGACAGCAACCCTCAGCTACTTCTTGCCACGGCCACCAACGCCGTAGCCCTCGGTGTCAGGGTCATCGGTGGAGCGACCCTTGCCGCCCCCCGAGGCCGGCGACTTGCCCGTACCCTTGCCCGGCCGACCGCCCGGCGGGATGTCGCGACCCCGCTTGGAGTCGTCCGTGTTGCCCACGCCGTAGCCTTCGTGTTCCTGAGCCATCCGTTGGCCCCTTTCTTCCGTGCTGGGCCAGGCGGCGCCTGGCCTCGTCCCCACCTCGGGGCTCGAACCCGAAGCGCTCCACCAGCGGTGGGGTAGAACCAGGGGCCCGCTGAGCGCGGGCCCCTGGGTTTCGCTCACTCCGCCAGTTCCTCTTCCATCTCGGCGATGGTCGTGGAGGCGTACGTGTCGATGATCCGCTTGGCCGCGTTGCGACCAATACCGCCTGCCGCTGCCAACTGGGCGACGGTAAGACCCGGGTTCGCCGCGTAGAGGCGGCGCGCGTTCGCTGCGTTGATCCGAGCCTGCTTGGCGCGAGTCCGCTGGGCGGCCTCGCTACTGGCGCTGCTCTCGGTCGGGGTGGACACCTGCTGAGTGATGCTCAACTCCAGGGCCTCGATCTTGGCGAAATCGGGGTTCTGGGACGCGACCCGCACCGCCTGGCTCATCGGGATCAGTACGACAGCGACGCCGAACAGAACTCGAATCAGAACAGGCGCGGGAGCCAGGACGTTGACCGCCCCGCTCACGCCAACCGGGAAGAGCATCACGCTGAACGCGGTGCGCTTCGCGGTCCTGGACGCGGCCACAGCGGCCATCGTCCGGATGCAAATCAAGATCAGGTAGTCCACTGCGACCGGGATGCCGAAGGCACCAGCGATCAGAGTGAGCGACTCCAGCCAACCGATCATTACGGCAGCAGCGCCGCCGGTGGTCGGGAAGTGGAGGGGAACCAGACCGAGGATGAACGCGATCTGGTGAGGCATGCTTACCCCGAGGGCGATCTTGGTGACCGTCTCGGCGTTCCGCGCGTTGCGTCGGATGTTGCTAAGCGACTCTTCGGCGGCCGTCTTCGCGTGCTCAGCGGCGAAGATCGAAGCCTGCGTGACGTGCTGGCTCATGACGACTCCCATTCGTCTTGAGTGCCGATCACCCCGGTAGGTGATCGATCGTGACCTCGGCGGGACTCGAACCCGCTCCGCTGTCTCGCCCGCCCCGCCGGTACGGGGGGCTTGATTACGGGCCTGGCGCCCGACTGACGTATCTGTGCGGCTGCAACCTGCTGCCGAAGCCTCGGGCCCGGGGGGAGTTTCCCGGGCAGACCGCGTTCTCTCAGTGGCGCCTGGTGGCTGCTCTCGTGAGGTGGGTGCGGTGACCCCTGCGACTGTGAGCGTCGGATCCAGTTGTCAAGATTCAAGTTCCCCCGTTTTGCTGTATACCCTAAGTATACAGCCTCCCCATACGCCTGTCAACCCAGACCAGACAAGGAAGTGTCCAGTTCTGGACAGAACGGTTGCGGCGACCTTGGGGGTTACGCTGCTGGTCAGCACTTAGAACCGAGGGGGCCGCCCGGTGAGTCTGTCTGCCAAGATGCGCCTGGCCCTGCTGCCCCCGGCGCTGCGCCGCGCCTGGCTGTTGGACCAGGAGGAGTGGGTCTTCCTGGACGTGGAGGCTGACGCCTGGTGGTGGACGGCCCGGCCCGAGCAGATGGCCCCCGAGGGTGACTGGTTCATCTGGCTGCTACTCACCGGCCGAGGGTTCGGGAAGACCCGCTCGGGCGCCGAGTGGCTGGTGGAGCAGTTGCTGCGCTATCCCCGCGACCGCCACGGCAACCCGACCGAGTGGGTGGTCATCGGCCACACCCTGACCGACGTGCGGGCGTTCTGCATCGAGGGCCCCTCGGGGATCCGGGCCTGCCTCAACCGGCGCAAGATCGTGCACCACTACCAGAAGGCGCCCAAGCCGGTCATCCGCATCGGCGGTGGGGAACAGGTCATCTGGTTCGAGGGCGCGGACAACGAGGACACGGGCCGTGGCTACACGGCGGCGGGCGCGTGGCTGGACGAGTTGGGGAAGTGGCGCTACACCGAGGCCGTGTGGCGCGGCGGCATCATGCCCTCACTGCGCGCCGACCTCCCCGGCGGCGGGCGGCCCCGAGCGGTCGTCACCACCACCCCCAAGTCGATCAAGCTGCTCAAGACGTGGGTGAAGCGCGCACGCGAGGGCGACACCACCATCCGGCTCACCACCGGCTCCACGTTCGAGAACTTCGCCAACCTCTCGCCCAGCCAGTTGGCCGAGTTCCGCAAGGAGTACGAGGGCACGACCCTGGGCCGGCAGGAGTTGCACGGTGAACTGCTGGACGAGGTCGAGGGCGCGCTGTGGTCGCACGCCATCATCGAGAAGTACCGCGTCAAGCGCGACGAGGTGCCCGGGCTGCACAACATCGTGGTGGGCGTAGACCCGGCCGGCACCGGCACCGGCGACGAGATGGGCCTGGTGGCGGTCGGGCGGGCCGAGAACGACGAGGACTACGTGCTGGCCGACTGGTCGATCCGCATGGCGGGCCGACCGGCGGCGCGGCGCGCGTGGCGCCTGTTCCGGGCCGTGGACGCCGACCTGCTGGTCTACGAGGACAACCTCGGCAAGGAGTGGCTGACCCAGGTGCTCAGCGACGCCTACAAGGAGATGCAGCACGACGGGGAGTTCCCGCCCGGCGGCGCCCCGCCGATGAAGGCGGTTGTGGCCATGAAGGGCAAGCGGCTGCGGGCCCAGCCAACCGCCATGCGCTACGAGCAGGGCCGCGTGCACCACGTCGGGACGTTCGCCGAACTGGAGGACCAGCAGGCCACCTGGGTGCCCGACGACGACCCCGACAGCCCGGACCGGGTGGACGCCCTGGTCCACGCCCAGGCGTACCTGCGCTCCCGGGAGCGCTTCGCCTCGGAGATCCACGAGCCCGAGGGAACGCTGGAGCGCGCGGGCGCCTACATCGGCGGCTGATACCGCCGGCCCCGCTTGATCGCTACCCTGGGCCCATGCCGCTGTGGGTTTCGCTCGTCGTCTACGCACTAGCGGTGGCCCGCGTGACCGGGCTGATCACCGCCGACCAGGTCACCGCCGATGTACGCGCCTGGGCCGTGAAGCGCCTGATGCCCGAAGCGCAGGCACTTGAGGTGGGCTGGCGGCGCGAGGTGGTTTACCTGCTCACCTGTGCCTGGTGTGTCTCGATCTACGTGGGTGCAGCCGCCGCGCTGGTGTGGTACACAGTCGGCAACCAGCCGGTCCTGATCGTGTGCGCCGTGGCACTGGCCTTCAGCCAGGTTGCCGGGATGCTGTCTGGGGTGGGGAGGGACTGAGTGGCCCGTGCTCGCACCAGCGCCATCGCCGTAACGGAGGACCCGGCCCTCACCGCCGCCGCCACCCCGATCGCCCTCGACGGGACCTCGTGGCGCGCGTTCAAGCTCGGCGACCAGCGCTGGCAGGAGGAGGCCTGGCGCCACTACGACATCTGCGGCGAGTTGCGTTACGCCTCCAACTGGCTCGCGAACGCGGTGAGCCGGTGCCGCCTGTACGTGGCCGAGGTCGACAAGCGGGGGCGCCCCGGCGAGGAGACCAAGGACGCCGAGGTCCAGATGCTCGCCGAGTCGATGTTCGGCGGACCGGCCATGAAGGCCGAGGCGCAGCGCCTGCTCGGCATCGGCCTGTACGTGCCCGGTGAGAGCTACATCGTGGCCGAGGACGTTGCCAGCGCCAGCAAGGACATCTGGTACGTGTGCTCCACGTCCGAGGTGCACCGCGACGGCACCGAGGGGATCTCGGTGGACCGGTCCAACCTGTACGGCGGCGGACGGGTCAAGCTCCGCAAGGGCAAGGATCTGCTCATCCGGTGCTGGACCCCGCACCCGCGTCGCTACGACGCGGCCGACTCGTCGGTGCGCGCGGTGCTCCCGGTGTTGCGCGAGATCGAGCAGTTGACGAAGAAGGTCTTCGCCGAGATCGACTCCCGGCTGGCCGGGGCCGGCATGGTGTTCGTGCCCGAGGAGATGAGCTTCCCGGCCGGCCCGAAGGATCCCCCGGGCGTGGGCGGGCTGGCCGCCAAGATGATCCGCGCGGCCCAGCAGTCACTCCAGGACCAGTCGTCCGCCTCGGCGCTGGTGCCCCTGTTCGTCACCGCCCCGGGCGAGTTGCTGGACAAGGTCAAGCACATCACCTTCGCCACGCCCATGCAGGCCGAGACGCTGACCAAGCTGGACAACGCTATCCGCCGCCTGGGCCTCGGCCTGGACATTCCGCCCGAGGTGCTGCTCGGCCAGGGCGACACCAACCACTGGTCGGCGTGGCAGATCGAAGAGTCGACCATCAAGATCCAGGTCGAGCCGATCCTGGTGCGCATCTGCCAGGCGCTGACCGAGGGTTACCTCCAGGCCGCCCTGAAGATCGCCGGCAAGGACCCAGAGAAGTACGTCGTCTGGTACGACGCGGCGGCCCTGGCCGTGCGGCCCAACCGCGAGGCCGACGCGCGCGAGTTGAACGCCATGGGCGTCGTCTCGGATGAGACCGTGCGCACCGAGGGCAACTGGGGCGACGAAGCGGCCCCGGACGACGAGGAACGGGCCCGCAAGCTCGCCGAGAAGCTGGTGCTGGCCCAGCCGGCCCTCATCTCCAACAAGGACATCCAGAAGGCTCTCGGGGTGGACTGGGAGATCCAGGACCCCAACGCGGCTCCGGACCAGGGCCTCGGGCCGGACGAGTTCGGGCCCCCCGGGGAGGACAACGGCCGGGCACTGCCGCAGTTCCCGGCCGACGAGACCCCCGCCCAGGAGGCGGCGCTGCTCATCGGGGCCGACTTCATCGTGCGTCGCGCGCTGGAGCGCGCGGGCGCGCGCCTGCTCACGCGCGCGCGCAAGGCTTCCGGTCAGTTCACCTCCACCCCGGCCCTGGAGGTCCACCTCCAGGTGGCCATCCCGGCCGAGGAGGCGCCCCGCCTGCTGGACGGTGCGTTCGTCTCGGTGCCGGACCTGGCTGGCCGGGTCGGCATGGAGGCGCCCGTCCTGGAGGACATGCTCACCGTCTACACGACCGCCCTCCTGGTGCGCAACCAGCCCCACGACTACGAGGGGTTCTGTACCTACGTGGACCAGGCGCTGGAGTTGATCGGCCACCAGCGGTGCGGCCAGTTCTGTCGCAACCCACTTCACCCCGGACCTTGCAAGGGGTGGCGGCATCAGATGGACGTGGCCCCGGCCGACCGCCGGGACCACACCCCCGACCGCACTCGCCAGCGCGACCGCAACCGGGCCATCCGCGAGCAGCGGCGTTCCCAGCGTCAGCAGACCACTACCTCGCCACCCGCCAAGAAGGCTCCGGCCAAGCGTGCGAGTGAGTCGGCCCGTCACGCCCTGCCCTCCGGGGAGCGGGGTAACGACGGCTTCGAGCCGGCCACCGAGGGCCGCAACCTTGGTGAGCCCGACCGACTGGAGCAGGTCTCCCGCTCGATGCAGTCGCTGATGCAGGACTGGTCGCGGGCGGAGCGCGAGCGCATTGATGCGCTGAGCCAGAACATGAACGAAGGCTGGCCGCGCACCGACGCTGAGCTACCGCCCGGGCCACCCAACAACGGCTACCAGGGCAACGCGGCGATGGCCGCCCAGCAGGGGTTCGACGGACTGCCCCTGGTGGCTACCGAAGGAGACCTGGACCGGGCGGTGCAGGCCGGTGGCGTCGAGTTCTGGCGTGGCGTGGGCGACGGCTGGGGGGGCTTCGACCAGCGCTTCTCCCAGCAGGGCCAGTCCACCACCGGCGAACAGATGATCGAGCAGTTGCGCACCGGCACCGCCTACTGGGGCTACGGCGTGTACGGCAACGGCATCTACGGCGGAGACGACCAGATCGTGTCCCGGGAGTATGCGGCCGGCACCCGGTTCGGCTACCCCACCGGCGGCCCGGCGACGCGCAACGGGGCCGTGGTGCGGATGGTGCTGCGGCCGGGCGCGCGCGTCATCGAGTACGACGACGCCAAGACGGCCCGCCAGGAGTGGATTCGGCGCATGCGCGACGTTCCGGCCCAGCGGCGCATGACCCCGTCCGAGCGAAGCGACTGGGACACTCACATCCAGCGCACCTCCACCGACCTGGGCGTGTGGGCGGCCATGATGGGCTACGACGCCATCTATGCCGATGAGGCCCAGTACGTCCGTTCCGAGGGCGACAACTCACGGCATTGGAACATCCTGAACCGTACGGCGGTCCTGGTGTCCGAACACACCGAAGTGGTGGAGCGCGGCGTGACCCGCACCCCTGAGGGCGCTAGCCAGCGACGGAGAAGGTACTGATGGACGTTGCACTGTCGCGCCGGCTGGCGCGAGCCCTCCAGCACGAGGCCGATATCGAGGAACAGGACTCGGTGGTCGAGGAGGCCCAGCTTGTCGACACCTGGGAGCAGTTGCCCCAGGACATCCGCGAACTGATCGAGGACCTGGAGGACCGCCCCTACCGGGAGGGCGTGCCCTACGCCTGGCTGGGCGACCCGCGCGAGACCGAGAAGGCCTGGGCGCTGGAGGCCCAGTCGCACAACCGAAGCATGACCGCCTCGGCGGGTGACTACCACGAAGAGTTCTGCCGCAACCCCTTGCACCCGGGCCCGTGCAAGGGGTGGAGGCAGGCGCTGCCCGAGGGCGACTCCCGGCGGCGGCCCCGCAAGGACGTGGCCCCGGCCGAGTCGTCTCGTCGTCGCAAGCGTGAGGTCACCCAGCGCCTGGACACCAAGGCCGTGGAGGACGAACTGCGGCGCATCCAGGACACCGCGCCACCGAGCGTGCTCCCACCCGATGCCGCCCAGGCCGCCTATGCCGACCTCCAGGCCGCCGCCGGGGGCGACACTGGCGCCCAGGAACGCATCACCGCCCTGGCCCGGACCACCTATGAGTACCAGGACGATGGGGTGGACGGGCTCCAGGCAATCGTGCGCAGTGTCGTGCCGAGCAGGGGGACCTCCAATCGCGGCGCCGGCATGACGGTCAGCGTGGAGATCCTGGACCGGCAGGGCCGCCACGTCGGGATGGCCACCCGTTCCTGGCGCGTGCCGCCCGGCTCGGACAAGGTGCAGGTACGCCACTCGTCCTTCAGCCTCAACGACAACGTGCAAGGCGGCGGGTTCTCCCGCCGCTACAACGCTCGGGCCTACCAGGCCTACCGCGAGATGGGCGTGGGCCGAGTCGGCCTCACCGCCGACGATACGGTGGGCGGCGCGGCCTGGGCGCTGGAGGGCTACGACTGGACCGACCAGGCCGACCTGGAGGCCGTCGCCAACCGCTGGCGGCGCGTGCACGGTCGGCTCCAGCCGGGGCCGATCCGTGACCAGATCAACGAGTTGCTGCTGCGCACCCGCCGGGAGGACTGGGATGCGGGCCGGCACCCTTCGCCGTATGAGTTCGCCATGATCGGCTCCGAGTTCACGACCCAGCGGCCCATCCGGGGCACCAACCGCACCTACACCTCGTGGATCGGCAAGGAGGTCATGGCCCAGACCGAGTGGGAGGGCGCCCTCGGCATCACCGAGCCCAACCGGCCCGAGGCGAACCCACCGGGGCGCACCGCCGCCGCCGAACCCGACATGGCCGGCTGGGACGAGCGCACCGAGTTCCTGCAAGCGGTCAACGAGTTGGCCCTGGCCTACGCCAACACCGTGGCCGAGGACGTTGCCGCCGAGGACCTGTATGACCCACCGGGCGACTACCCAGAGCACCACCACCTGTTCGCCGCCGACGAGGAGACCTCGGACGTTTACACCGACCTCGCCGATGACCTGATGTCCGAGTGGGGCCGTGACCAGCCGGACACCGAAGAGGACGACCCGGATGCCCTGGTGGCGCACGCGGGCTGCGCCGAGTTCTGTCGCGCGCCCTTGCATCCTGGCCCGTGCCGGGGCTGGCGCTCCCGGCTGCGGCAGAAGAACCCCGAACGGGCCCGCAAGCTCGACGAGCGCGACCGGGCCCGGCGGGAAGGCCGCACCCCCGCCAAGAAGGCACCCGCCAAGAAGGCCGCCCCGGCGGCACCGACTGAGACTCCCCAGCAGCGCCAGGCGCGGCTGGACCAGGAGCAGTTGGAGACCGCGCGCCTGGGCGCCGAGGCCCAACGGCAGCGCGAACTCCTGCGTACGCGACCCATGGAGCGGGTGAGCCCGGAGGGTTACAGCACGGCGCGCTTCCAGGACGACCTCTATGTGGCAGCGCGCGCCCAGAACCCCCGAGGCCTCACCCAAGAGGAACGCACCCGAGCGGCCGAGGCGAACCAGCGCCTGACCGCCTGGGCGCGAGCCGTCTGGCAGCACGATGACCCACAGAGCGGCCTGCGGGCCGAGGTCCAGTACGTCACCGCAAGTGCGCCCTACGGCCAGCCGGACCGGCCGAACATGCAGATCAACCTTGTCATCCGCGATGCTCGTGGCCGACAGGTGGGCACCTCTACGCGCCAGGTCGGCGTCGGCGTGCTGGCCAGCGGTGGGCGGGACACCTTGCAGGCCTATCACGCCTTCTTGCGGCTCGACCCAAGTGTCCAGGGCGGCGGCTTCGCTGACCGTTACAACGCGCGCGCCTACCAGGCGTACGCCGAGATGGGCGTCACCCGCGTCGGTGTCCACGCGGACATCGACGTGGGCGGTTACACCTGGGCGACGCAGGGGTTCGACTTCGAGACCAGACGCGACTTGGATGGGTTCGTCAGCCGAGCCACCTCGGTACTGCGTTACGGCAACCCGGACCCGGCGACACGGGCCGAGGCCCAGCGGCTGATTGACCGTTCGACCGAGGCGCACTGGCGGGCTGGCACTCACCCGACTCCGTACGAGTTCGCCATGTTGGGGCGGGAGCAGGTCAGCCTGCGCCAGGCTGGGCGGAACCCGGACGGAACGGTGCGGCACATCGTGACGTGGCCCGGCAAGGACATGCTGCTCGGCTCGTCCTGGCACGGGGTTCGGCCGATCACCTTGCCGGTGCGCCGTGGCGGCCCGTCGCCGTTCACGCGCGCAGGTCGGCCCCGTAAGGCCGCCAAGAAGGCTGTGACGGCGGCGGCGGAGGCACCCATGGTGGAGGAGTTCCCAGAGGACCCGAGCGGACCGGGCTGGGACGACCGGGCTGGGTTCCTGGACGCGGTGGGCGAGTGGGCCTCGGCGTGGGCCAACACGGTCGGCGACACCGTGCCGGTACACCAGGAGGACGCGCACCCGAATCGGGACGGGGAGACCGACTACTACGCCAACCAGCACCTCATCTCGGCCAGCCCGGCTGAGCAGCAGGCGTTCCTTGACATCGCCGAGGAGGTGCTGGCCGAGTGGGGACGCGACGATCAGGGAGAAATCCCGCTGGAGCCCGAAGCCGATGAGCAGCCCGGAGGGGTGACGGCTTCGGGCGAGCCCACGGCCCCGTTTCCCGGGCCACCTGACCTTTTGCCGTAATCCTCTCCACCCGGGCCCGTGCAAGCGCATCTTCGACCGGATCAAGTACCGCAAGCGGCGGCCCCTCACGGGCCATTACACCTTCGGGCGCAGTCGTTGGTGGGATGCGGTTCCCGAGGACGACGAGCGGCCGACGCCAGTCAGGGACCTGACCGTGCAGTTGGCGACCCGGGACTACACGATCCGCAACGGCACCGCGTACAAGATCGACGGCGTGGCCTACCTGGTGGAGCACGACGACACCCCGGACGGCATCCGGGTGGGTCACGAGGTGCTTCAGCACGTGTTCAACTTGCACCGCGACAGCGTGGGCCCGCACGACCCTGGCTACCAGCGGGCCTACCTGGTGGCCGAACGGGAGAGCCCGGCCGAGGCGTTGTACCGCCAGGCAGGCCGGTTCGGCAACGACCCGGACCAGCACCTCGCCGCAACGGCCGGTGACGGCTCGTCGTCGATCTGGGGCTACACCAGGTCGTGGTTCCGCCACGACCGCCTGGGCCCGGTGCTCCAGCACGAGTACGGCCACAACGTCGGCGCCCTGGCCCCCCGCATGCCCAGTGGTGAGCGGGTGGACGATTCCCCCGAGTGGCACGCGGCCGGTATGCAGGACGTGCGCGGCGGCGGCCCGTCACAGCGGGTGAGTAACGGGCGCATCATCCCCGGCACGGCGATGGGCAACCGGGGGCTGTATATCAACGCGGGCGCGATCCCGGGCACCAAGTATGAGATCGGGGTCACGCCCTACGGGACCAGCAACCAGCGCGAGGACTTCGGCGAGTCCGTGATGATGTACCTGCACGGACAGATCGGGGTGGGCGTGCCGCAGGGGCACTCGGGTGAGGTGCCGATCTACTTTCGGGACTTCTTCCCGCACCGGGCCGCCATGCTCGACGCCCTGTTCCCCGATCACGCTACTGAGCAGTTGGCTCAGATTGCACGAGAGCGGACTTCCCCGACTCAGGGAAGTAGCTGATGGAGAACGCCTCGTCGTCCTCGACCTCCACCGACGCGGCAGGCGCGGCATCGGTGACCGGCAGGCCGGTCTCGTCGTGGTACTGGACCTCTTCACTCATGACCCTGAGTATGGAGCGTGTCGGTGATCCAGAGCACGCACGCCTCCTGCACTGAGCAGTTCTGCCGCGCGCCGCTGCACCCCGGCCCGTGCAAGGGCTGGAAGCGCCAGCTTGACGTGCCCTCGGCCCAGCGGCGGACCAAGAGGCACGAGGCGGACGTGCGGGTGGTTCCGCTGGGACGCGGCGCGGGGCGGCGCGTGCGACCGCCCAGCGGTGTGCGGCGGCGCCCGGACGCGAGCTACCGCGACCTCCCCGCCGAGGCGCAGGCCCAGGAACGCCAGCGGGTAATCAACGCGGCGCTACCTCATGCGGACCTGGCCGCCCAGATCGACCAGATGGTCCAGAACGGCGGTAGCGCCCGGGCGCTGCGCCACACCCTGTCGGGCGCCCTGGGCGAGCACCTGAGCACTCGCCAGCGCAACGCGCTGCTCGCGCTGGTGGACCGGCCCGAGGACCTGCGGGCGGCGGTTCGGGCCCAGGCGGCCCGGGAGGGCGTGGAGGTGCTGGGCCGCACCGAGGACGCGGCGCGGTTCGACCAGCGGCTGCACGAGTCGATCGGACCAGCCATCGCGCCCGGCGCACCCGTTACCGTGGTGAGACCCGGAGCCCGCCTGTGGATCGGGGAGGACGTGCTGATGCACAGTCGGATGCAGGTGCAGGAATGACCGACCCGTTCGTTAAGGACCAGTGGCTGCCGGACCGCATGGCCGCCCTGGGCATCCTGCTGCCCGGCGAGCGCGACATCTTCCAGGACTATGTGCGCCTGCTGGACGGGTTCTTTGCGGTGGTGCGGGGCGAGGTGCTCAAGCCGCTACTGAAGATCATCGACCCGTTCGGGGTGTTCCATGGCGTGGCCACGTTCAACCGGCTGCTCACCGACTTCCTGACCGGCGGCATCTCCAAGATGCTGGAGACCTCCTACGGGCGCGTCCTCGGGGAGCGCTACCCGTTCACCAACCGGCCCTACGTCGCGCGCCACCTGGAGGAGGTGCGCAACCGAATGGTGCGCATCCCGGAACAGGTGTTCGACCTGGTCCGCACCGAGGTGGACGAGGGAATCAACGCGGGCGAGGGCGTGCCCGAACTCGCCAAGCGCATCGACGCCACCCTGCTCAACAGCGGCTCGGAGCGCTGGAAGAACCGGGCCGTGGTGGTCGCCCGCACCGAGTCCATGGGCGCGTACAACGGGGGCACCCTCGACGCTTTCAAGGTCATCCAGGAGGAGACCGACGAGAAGCTGGAGAAGGTCTGGCTGGCGACCATGGACACCCGCACCCGGGACACCCACTTCATCGCGGACGGCCAGCGGGTGCCCTTCGCGGCCCCGTTCATCGTGGGCGGCTTCCCGGGCATGTTCCCGGGCGACCCGACCTTGCCGGCCCAGGAGGTCATCCAGTGCCGGTGCACGTTCCTGGTGGTGGAGCCCGGCGAGGTCACCGACCTGTCCCACCGGGGCTGGAAGCCCAACGCCAGCACCTCGGCGGAGGTTGCACGCAGGGCCGCACGTGGGATCATCCGTACGAGCGATCAGGAGGGGACATGACCGAGGCGCTGGTAGCGGCGGCTGTGCCGGGCCACATGCCCGAGCGGCTGGCCGAGTACTGGGTCCATGGCAAGGGGGCCCTCAAGATCCGCTGGGGCACCCCGGGCGACTTCAAGCGGTGCGTGCGCAACCTGCGCAAGTACTTCCCGACCAACCCCGAGGGGCTGTGCAACCGCCTCCACACGCGCGCTCTCGGCGTGCCGCCAGGCCAGGAGCACGCCCTGGACGGGCTGGAGCCCGGCGGCGTGTTCCGCAACGTGTCCACCGAGGAACGCAAGCGCCTGGCCGAGAAGGGCCACGCCATGCCGGACGGCTCGTACCCGATCGAGACCGAGGCCGACCTGGCCAACGCCATCCAGGCGGTGGGGCGGGCCAAGCCATCCGACCGGGCCGCCGTGCGTCGGCACATCATCAAGCGTGCGCGGGCCCTTGGGGCCGAGGACAAGATCCCCGAGGCCTGGCTGAAGCGCTCCGCCCTGGAGGCCAGCCAGTTCGCCTACTACGACGAGATGGCCGAGGACGACCTTTTCGACGAGACGCTGTACGAGGAGGAGGCCGCCCTCGTCCCCATGAAGCGGATGTGGCGCGGTCGCCTGGCCCCGATCGGCGCCCCGACCGGCGACCGCCGCCGCTTCGCCGAGGGCGGCATCAGCCACCGCGACCTCCCGCTGGCCCTGCTCTACCAGAAGATGACCGGCGAGGGACACTCCTCCTCGGTGGTCGTGGGCCGCATCCTCGCTGTAGACGTGCGCCCGGACGAGGCCTACGGGTGGGGCGACTGGTTCGACACCGACGATGCGCGCGACGCCCAGGCGCTGACCGACTCGGGCGTGGGCGGGCCCTCAGTCGACCTCGACGACATCGAGTACGAGTTGCGGGTGCCCGGCACCGACCAGCAGTGGCTGGCCAACGAGCAGTGCTCGGCGGACACGGGCGAGTGCAGCGTGCACGAGTTCGTGGTCACCAAGGGCCGCATCTCCGCCGCGACCATCGTGGCCATCCCGGCCTTCGCCGAGGCCAAGCTGGAGACGTACGACGCACCCGACGAGGAGGGCCTGCTGGCCGCCTTCGACGCGATGCCGATGGCCGTGGAGGACGACTCGTCGTGCGGGTGCGGGATGGCCGCCTCGGCCATCGAGGCCTACTGCGTGCCGGCCCCGGCGCTGACGGCGGCGGTCGCCACCACCTTCGCCCCGCCGGGTGCCGCGTTCACCGACCCCGGGTTCACCGAGTTCGCTGAGGCGATCCGCCTGGACGAGCACAAGTTCCCCGGGTACGTGGCCATCTACGGGCACGTCGCGCCGTGGCGCCTGCCGCACGTTGGCGTGCGCCAGGAGGCGCCACGCTCCCGTTCCGGGTACGCCTACTTCCACGTGGGCGAGGTCTACACGGCCGAGGGCGACTCGCTGGCGGTCGGAAAGATCGTGTACGCGGGCAAGCACCCGAGCCTCGACGTGGGGCTGCGCGCGGCGGTTCAGCACTACGACGACACGTCCAAGGCGGTCGCGGTCGTACGCGCCGGGGAGGACCGGTTCGGGATCTGGGTGGCGGGCGTCCTGCTGCCCTGGGTGGATGACCACACCAAGCTGGACCTGGGTTTGTCGCCGCTGTCGGGCGACTGGCGCCGGGTGGGTGGCGCGTACGAGATGATCGCCGCTCTGGCCGTGAACTTCCCGGGCTTCCCGGTGGTGCGCGAGCGCATGGAGGAGGGGCGCGGCGTGGCGCTCGTGGCCTGCGCGGGCACGTACGGGATGTTGGAGGACCCGGGCGAGTGGCGCATCCTGCGGGCCGAGGCGGGCCGTCTCGTGGTGCGTGACGGGGGGGGCAAGGAGTACCGGCTGGCGTACGAGCCGGTGCCGGTGGAGCCGCCGCCGGTGGACCGGGTGGCGGAGTTGTACGCCCTGTTCGGGGCGGGCAAGGAGGACTGACGTGGGTTGCGGATGTGGGGCGGGTGCGGCTGCGGCCGACACGCAGTGGATCATCAAGTTCACTGACGGGTCGCAGAGCACGACCAAGTACGCGAACGAGACCGAGGCCCGGGTGGCCCTGGCTCGTACCGGAAAGACCGGTATCGTGAGGTCGGTGCCCAAGTAAGGGTGCCCTCAGACCAGTGACCGCGCGAGCTTCCCCCCGTTGCCGCGCGGTCACTGCTGTATGGTGGGCGCAGACATAAAGGGGGGCGCATGGACCAGGCTGAGCTAGTGCTGGCCGACCTTTACCGCGAGACGATGCCGCTGGTGCACCGCATCGACGTGCTGACGGGTGGGAGCCTCTACGCCGACACGGTCCTGCTCGCGCGCCTGCGCGGGCTCGCGCGCGCGCTGGCGGACGTGAACCCCTCCCCCGAGGCGGCCTCATGCGTCATGGCCGCCCTGTTCCCATACGCCGACCCGCCACTGTCCTGGTGGTCGACCAGCGCGGGCCAGGCCGTCGCCCAGGCGATCGGCTACCACCGCTCGGTCTGCCCGGCTGGCCAGGCGGCGGCCATCCTCAACGTGAGCCGCCAGCGCATCACCCAGTTGGTGGCCGAGGGTCGCCTGGTCGAGGTGGCCTGGTCGCGCATGGCAGTGGCCGCGCCTTCCGTCCGGGATGAGTTGCTCCGGTACGGCCGACGCGGCCAGGGGTTGGTCGCTAGATCCTCGTGATGGTGGTAGTGGAGCGCGGGGTGTCCTGCGCCCAGTCGCATGCGACGACCGACAGCAAGATGACGCCGACGAGCACGGCCGTCTGGCACCAGGCCGCCAGGATGCGTGTGTTCACGGTCCTAAGCATGGCTCAGGCCAGCCCCGGGAGGCGTGCCTTGACCCAGGCCTCAGCCTCGGCCTCGGAGATGTCCGGCTCGACCTCCACGCGCAGGTACCGAACCTCCTCGTCCTCCATGTGGAGCCAGGTGGCCAGCCGGTAGCTGATGGCCGTGAGGGCCGCAAACGGGCTCTCGTGCATCTCGGGTGCGGCGTGCGCGTGGACCCTGCTCAGGCCCTCCCCGTAGCTGACCACCGAGCCGCCCACGGGCTGCATCCAGTCGTGGAGCCGGCTGATCTGTTCCCCCGTGAGGTTGAGCCGCACCTCGATGGTGACGGCCCAACCCCATGGCGCCTGCTCGTTCATGGTCACTTCCCCTTCCAGGTGAAGCCGGCCCTGCGGAGCACGGCGATCGCGTTCTTGAGGCTGCGCCAGTCGCTCGGGCTGGCCGGCAGGGTGGTGACCACCTTGCCGTCTGGTCCCCAGACCAGGTAGTGGCCGCTCCCGGTTCCCCGGTAGGTGAAGCCTTGCCTAGCCAGTTCTCGGAGCAGCTTGTTGATGTCGCTCATGTGAGCCCCCTCGGTCTCGGAACCCCGGTAGGTTCCTGTATGATCCGAGTATACATGTACGGTGCGACAACACAAGGGAGGGCCCGATGGCACGGCGCGTGGTGCTCGGTGAGGCGGACGAGCGCGAGATGAAGTTACCCGCCTGGGCGCGGGCTGAACTGGCTGCGCTGCGGGCGCGCGTGGGCGCGCTGGAGGCGGCCCGGCTGGAGGAACGGGCCAAGCTCCCCGTGAACTCCAAGGTCATTCTGGACCGCTACGGGGACTGGGGGCTCAACCTCCCGATCATCGGCCTCGACGAGCGGGCTGAGGTCACGTTCTGGCTCGGCCGGACCGGTTCGCCCGACTGGGCCCACCGGGGCGTGGAGAACGAGGTCTCGGTGCGCCTCCAGCGCGACCACGAGGACGTCCCGTACGTCAACGTCATCGGCTCGTCGCTCATCACGCTGGAGCCTGCGGCCTCCAACGTGATGCGGGTGAAGCTGGTGGCGCGGTGATCGCGGGGGCGCGGCGGCTGCGGTTCTGGCGCTACCGCGAGACCCGCAACAAGGTTGTCTTCCAGGAGGAGTTCCCCCGGGGCGACCGCCCGGTGATCGGGCAGATCTACGTCGACAAGGACGCCCTGGCAGCGTGGGGCGACCCGACCGAGTTGGAGGTCACGGTGGCCCCGGCTCCGGCGAGTGCGGCGCCCGTGATGCGGGGCGGGCTGAGCTAGCTGTATCGTGTGATGTGACAGCGTGGGCGTCTGGCTCCCAGACTCCCGAGCGGGCTGGCCGGCACCGGCGGTTACCTGATCTCCCTTCGGTCGCCGCCGGGCATCAAGCCCGCTGATCGCGTGCTCTGGCATGGGGCGCGCGGTCCGAGACCCCGAGGTCCGGTAACCTCGGGGTCTCGTCATGTTCGGGATCTCTCTGTTACGCTGCGCGTGATCGTCGCGGGTGCTGTGCTGTGGGCCGACCGGGCGGATTCTGTCCGTGTCGCTGCCTTGGAGCACCCATGTTCGAGTTCCCACTCCCGGCGGACTTCGACTTCGCCGCCCTGTCCAGTGTGCAACTGGACGAGTTGGAGGCTGCCGCTCGTGAGGCCGCGCAGCCGATCACCCAGACCGAGCCAGGCGAACTGACCGACGAGCAGGTCACCCTGCTGGAGTCGCTGGGCGCCACGGTTCAGTCCGTCGCCGCCGCCCGCACCGTGCTCGCCGAGCGCGACGCCGAGGCTGCCCGCGCGCTGGCCGAGCGCACCGAGCGCATCTCCAGCCTCGCTACAATCCTGGCCGTTCCGGCCCCCGAGACCACCACCACGGCCAGCGCCCCCGGTCAGACCCTGACCGTACGGGTCGGCCAGGTCGCCGCCGTGGCCACCCCGGCTCCCGTGCCGGCCCGCACCGGTCCGGCGCTGCTCACCTTCGGCGAGCACGTGTTCAACGCCGACGTGGACCGGGAGTTCACCGGCTGGGACGACGTGGCCAAGTACGCCGAGCGGAAGCTGGCCGCGTACTCGGGCATGTCCGGCTCGGGCCGCTCCAGCATCGCCACCCTGCGCCGCACCTTCGACGACGACCTGCGGCAGTCCTCGGGCGCCTCGGAGGACGACCGCCTGGTTGCGTTCGCCACCGACCCCTCCCGCCTGCCCGGCGGCGCCCTGACGGCTGCGGCCGGCTGGTGCGCCCCGTCGCAGACCATCTACGACCTGTGCGAACTGGAGACCACGGACGGCCTGGTCGACATCCCGGAGATCCAGATTTCACGCGGTGGCCTGCGGTTCACTCCCGGCCCGGACTTCGCCACCATCTTCGGCGGCGCGGGCTACTTCCACCAGACCGAGGCCCAGGTCATCGCCAGCACGACCAAGCCGTGCATGGAGATCCCCTGCCCCGCCTTCACCGACATTCGCCTGGAGGTGGAGGGCGTCTGCATCACCGGCTCGATCCTCCAGCGCCGGGGCTACCCCGAGTTGGTGGAGCGGTTCATTCGGGGCGCGATGGTCGCGCACGTGCACAAGCTGAACGCCTTCGTCATCGCCCAGATGGTCGCCGGCTCCACGGTGGTCGACCTCAACCCGCCGACCGACATCCCGCTGGACGTCTCGGCCACCTCGCACACGCTCTCGGCCGTGGAGATGCAGGCGTGGGACCTGCGCTACCGCAACCGCCTGCGCCAGGACGCCATGCTGGAGGCCGTGTTCCCGGCCTGGAGCAAGGCCCTGTTCCGGGCCGACCTCTCGCGCCGGCAGGGCCTGCGCGAGTTCGAGGTCACCGACGCGATGCTGGAGGCCTGGTTCAGCCTGCGCGGCGTGCGCCCGCAGTGGGTGTACGACTGGCAGGACACGTTCAGTGGTCTGGCCACCGGCCCGGGTGGGGCGGTTCCGCTCACCCTGTGGCCCAACTCGTTCTTCTTCCTCATCTACCCGGCCGGCACCTGGCTGCGCGGCTCGGACGACACGATCCGGCTGGAGACCATTTACGACTCGACCAACCTCGCCACCAACCGCTACACCGCCCTCTTCACTGAGGAGGGCGTGCTCGTGGCGCAGGTGTGCAACGGTGGATCGCGCATCGTCGAGGTCCAGGCCTGCCCGAACGGCATCACCGCCGCTCCGGTCGCGTTCGTCTGTGCCTGATCCTGACGGACTGGTGCCCGGGCTCGGCCCGGGCACCACGACCCGAGGGAAGGAGGGTCGATGACTACACCGCTGGTCCCCCCGATGTTGATCGACCCGCCGCCGCCCCCGGGCGTCAACTACGGTCTGCTCACCGTCGCCACCGGGCCGATGGAGTTGCCCGTCCATGCGGCGGGCGGCGGCCTGGAGTGGATTCCCGACTCGTGCGGCGTGGTGCGGCTGTACCAGAACGTCTGCGACCCCACGCCGCAGGTCAAGACCTTCGACCCCATCGACACCAAGGCGAACGCGACCCCGTACAAGATCTACTCGACGATCAAGTGCGGCACGCTCGGGTTCTCGTTCGATGAGTTCGAGGGTCGTGTTCGGCGGCGTCTGTCCTCTGTGGAGCAGGCCGGTATTGAGGCTGCGTTCTGGGGCGCCGAGGTCGGCGACAACCAGGGCTACCTCCAGTCGGCGGCCATCACGGTTACCGACATCGGTGCGACGACCACTCCGGTCCAGGCCATCGCGCGCCTGGAGCAGCAACTGGCGACGTGCTACCCGAGCAAGGTGGGCGTCATCCACGCGCGGCCGATCATGGCCGCGTACCTGTCCAGCAACCGGCTCATCTACTGGCGCAACGACCGGTGCTACACCTACCGGGGCAACCTCGTCGTCTTCGGTGACGGGTACTCGGGCCTCGACCCGGCGGGCGTCGCGCCCGACGCCACCCACGAGCACATCTTTGCCACCGGGCGCGTGCTGATCTGGCGCTCCCCCGACGTGTTTGTGCCCGACCCACGCCAGACGCTGGACCGTACGCTGAACCAGCAGAACCTGCTCGCCGAGCGGGACGTTGCGGTGGCAGTGGAATGCTGTGCCGCGTTCACGAGGGTGACCCTGCCATGACCGAACGCATCTACCTCGGTAGCGACGAGGACCCGGGCGAGGTCCTGCGCGCCCTGTTCGACATCCTGGGCCCGGAGGCCGACCAGCGTTCCATCGTCTGGGTGCCCGAGGAGTACGCGGTGGACGTGCCGGACGAGGTCGCGACCGAGTACACCAAGCCCAAGAAGGCCGTGAAGGCCACCAAGGCGGCCAAGTCCACGCCGCCCCCGCCCCCGGACAAGGAGGAGTGACCTATGAGCACTGAATGCCTCCAGCCGGTCGGCGGCACGGTCATGCGCGCCCTCAAGCTGGACGCCTGCGGCAACCCGCTCACGGGCGTCGGCTCGTGCAAGGTCGTCTCCGAGGGCTTCATCTCGGTGGAGCGCACGGCCGAGTACGCCGACCCGGACCAGTTCATCCAGAAGAACGCTGCCGGCAAGGTGTGCCTCAAGCACCGGACCGCCCCGCAACTGCTCTGGTACACCTACAACATCATGTTCTGTGAGGTCGACGTGGACCTCTACACGATGCTGTCCGGCTCCCAGGTCGTGCTCGACGACACCCCGGTGACCCCCAACCACATCGGCTGGTCCACCCGGACCAGCCTGATCGGCACCACCAACTGGTCGCTGGAGTTGTGGCTGCCGCTCTCCCAGGAGGCGTGCGTCGGCGCGAACGTGCCGTACCTGTACTGGGTCTCCCCGTGGATCCACCAGGGCACCATCAGCACCCCGCTGACCGTTGAGAACGGGCCAGTGACCTTCGGGGTCAGCGGCGCCAAGACGCAGTTTCCCTCGCCGTGGGGCGTGGGGCCCTACAACGTGCAGTACGACCAGTTCGCTGCGCCCGAGAAGCTGTTCACCGCTATCGTCTCGGACGAGGCGGACCGCTTCTTCCGCACCGAACTGGCGCCACCGACTGCGGCCTGTGGCTGCACCACCGTCACACCGGACGCCTGAGGAGGATAGCGATGGCTGGTGGCACGATTCGCGTCGAGGTCGACACCTACGGCCAGTTGACGGCTGTGGCGCAGCGCGTGCTGTGCTGGGCGCTGACCGACAAGGGCAAGGTCCGCCTGGACACGCAGGCCAACGTTCCGGCCGTGGTCATCCCCGAGGAGATCATGGGCGGCAAGGGCGCGCTGCTGCTCAAGCGGGGCGGCACCGACCTCACCTCTGGCTACGTGGCCGGCACCAACGTGGTCTTCAAGTTCGGCAACAACGTGCTGCCGATGGGCCAGGACGTGAACACCTGCCCGTCCTCGGCGGCCATGCCGAACTCGACCTCCATCGCCACCAACGTGGGCGGCAACCCGCTGGCAACCACCCTCACCTACGCCAACGTTGGCGCGGCGGGCACGGTGGACATCTTCTGGGGCGACGGCACCTCCACCCTGGGCGCGGCCGAGTCGGGCACCTCCAACCACACCTACGCCTACCCTGGGGAGTACACCGTCCTGGTGCGCGACGCTTCCGTCCCGACTGACATCGGGACGGCGGTCGTCCGCGTTCCCTGACCCTGGGAGGCGCCCGTGACTGAGCCCTGTGACTGGACGCTCGACACGACGTGCTGTCCCGAGTGGGCTACGACCGACCCGGGGATTCAGGCCCTGGCCACGTCGTGGTCGAGCTACATCCTGTGGGCCCTCACCGGCCGTCAGTTCGGCCTGTGCGACATCACCGTCCGGCCGTGCTACCGGCGCTGCACGCCACGCTCGTACGCCACCTTCGGGGTCTGGATGGAGTCCCCGTACGGGTCGGGCAACGGCTGGCTGCCGTTCGTGGACGACGTGGGCGAGTGGCGCAACTGCGGCTGTTGCGGCGTGTGCTGCTGTGGCGCCTCGTGCGAGGTGTGGCTTCCGGGCCCGGTCGCCTCGGTGACCTCGGTGCTGGTCGACAACGTGGCCGTCGCCCCGGCGGCGTACCGCATCGACAACATGGACCTCCTGGTGCGCCAGGACGGGAGTTGCTGGCCCGAGTGCAACAACATGGACGTGCCCCCGGCCTCGACGGATGGCACGTTCGTGGTCACCTACAAGCGGGGCAAGGCGCTGCCCGTCGCGGCCGAGATGGCCGTGGGTGAACTGGCGTGCGAGATCGCCAAGGGCTGCTCCGGGGGCGCCTGCGGCATTCCACAGCAGGTCCGCTCCATCAACCGCGCGGGCGTGTCCTTCGAACTGGTCAACCCAAGCGACATCTTCCGCTCGGGCCTGACCGGGCTGGACAATGTGGACAAGTTCATCCGCGCGGTCAACCCGTACGGGCTGGCCCAGGAGGCCACCGTGCTCAGCCCCGACCTGGTGCAGCCGCGCCAGCAGACGTGGCCGTGACCCGTGCCCGACATCATCGCCGAGGTCGCCGAGGACCTGTACGCCTGCGTGTGCGCACAGGTGGCGCTGCTGGCTGACCCGCCCAACCGCTGCTGCCTGCTGGCGGGCGCGACGTTCGAGTTGGGCGTGGCCATCAACGAGGACATGTGCCGGTGCGGCACCGCCTGGGTGCGGGTCGCCTCGGTGGCGCCCTCGGTGACGTTTCCCTCCGTCCAGGAGGAACCCCGTAACTGCCGGCCTCCGATGTACGCGGTGACGCTGGAGATGGGCGTCGCCCGGTGTCCGCCGATCGGCACCACCCAGGACCTGCCGACGTGCCCCGACTGGCTGGCCTACAGCCGCAAGGTGCTCGACGACGCGGCGGCCCTGCGCAAGGCCGTGTTCTGCTGCTTCGGCCCGATGCTCTCGTCCCGGGGTCTGAAGTACGTCCTGGGGGCCTGGGAGCCGTTTGGGCCCGAGGGGCTGTGCGGCGGCGGCATCCAGAGCGTCACCGTGCCCGTGATGGCGTGCGACGAGTGTGGCTAACATCCGCGTCGACATGAACCGGGCTACCCTCCAGCGGGTGGCCTCGACGGCGGCGGGGAAGCTGGTCCTGTCCACGACGCGGCGCGTGCTCAACCGGGCGAAGGTCCTGTGCCCAGTGGACACCGGCACCCTGCGGGCGAGCCAGACGATGGAGGTCCGCACCCTCGCCAGCAAGTCCACCGGGCGCGTCTCCACCTGGATCAACTACGCCCTGCCGGTGCACGAGGGCGTGGATCATCCGGTGGTCATCCGGCCCCGCCGGGCCAAGGCGCTCCGGTTCGTGATCAACGGCCGGGTCGTGTACGCCAAGAAGGTCACCCTCCCGCCCCGGCGCGGGCGCCCGTGGCTGCGGCGCGCGCTGATCGAGGTCGCGATCCCAGCCGGGTTCACGGTGACGCGGGTCTAAGCTGGCCTGTATGGCAGAGACTGACGACCCCAACGTCCGGAAGATCACCTGGCGCGACCGGGAGTGGCGGGTGTCCGAGCCCAGCCCCGAGCAGATCGCGGTGATCTACCGCATGAGCCGGCTGCGCCCTGCCGCCGAGACCTCGATGCCACGCCAGTTGGCGACCCTCAACCGGGTGCCGACCCTGCTGGAGGCGCTGATCGTGGACGAGGCCGACTGGGACGACATCGAGGACGACCTGGCCGCCAAGCGGGTCACGGTCGGCGAACTGATCGAGCCCATCACCGAGGCCATCCGCGTGTGGGCTGCCCCGGCCAACCGGGCGACCAAACGGGCCGCCGCCAAGAAGACCACGGCCCGCGCGCTGTGAGCGTCGACCCGCTGGCGTCGCTGCGCGTGCGGCCCATCGGGGTCGCCTGCGGCGGGCGCGAGTGGGTGATCCCGGCACTGCCAGCCGCCGACTGGTTCGAGGCCGTGCTGGCCGGTGGCTCCCTGCCGATCGTGCCCGGCATGCTCGACCCGGGCGACGAGGAGGAGTTCCTGGACCTCATGCTGGCCGGCACCATCACCGAGGCGCAGGCGCTGCGCGCGAACCGGGACGCCCTGGGTGTCGCCTCGGGCTGGAAGTGGTGGGAGGCCGAGCGGCTGATCGTGTCCATCGCCCACGACTGGAAGGTGGTCGGCGGCCTGCTGCTCCAGTCGGGCATCGACTTCCAGGCCTCCCCCATCGGTGCCGTGCTCGCCACCACGTACTCGCTGGCCGTGCAGAACCTGAGCAAGGAGGACCGCTTCCGCCTCGATGCCCAGTTGACCCGGGCGCCAGTCGAGGCGATGGCGGGCGCCGACTGGTTCGAGCAGGGCGGATTCGCCGAGTCGTTCCGGGCCCTGGTCTCCTCGGCTTCCACCGGCGGGTAAGCGGCTGCACTGCTGGTGGTAGGCCTCGGCCGGCCCGTACGCTGCCGCTGTGACCAACCCGCTCAACCGGGTGGCCAAGGCGTACGTCGAGATCACCGCCGACTACGACAAGTTCCGCGACGAGGCGACCACAAAGATCAACGCGGCGCTGCGCGATGTCGGGCGGAACCTCCACACCGACGCGGTGCGCGACAAGCTGGGCGACGCTGGGCGCGAAGCGGGCCAGGTGTTCAGCAAGGAGTTCGACGACACCATCCGCAACGAGTTCCGCACCTCGGCGCGCAACGCGGTGCGGGTCATCTCATCTGAGGCGAATAGTGGCGGCAACCGGTCACTGCTGCGCCGCACGTTCGGTGACATCGGCCGCTTCGCCGCCCTGGCCCTCGGTTCCGGGATCGCGGGCGTGATCGGGGGAGGCTCGGGCGTCGGCAAGGTGTTCGAGGCATTCAAGGCGGGCGGCTCGATTCTTTCGGCCGTGTTCGACTCGCTGGGCTCGGGCTTCGGCCAGTTCCTGATCAAGGCGGGCCTGGGCATCGTCATCATCCCGCACCTGGCGGGCGTGATTCTGGTGCTCGTCGCCAACCTGACCTCGCTGATCGGCCTGCTCAACGTCCTGCCCGGGGTGACTGCGCTGGCCCTCGGCGCGCTCATCCCGTTGATCATCGCCTTCCAGAACTTCGGCGGCGCGCTTCAGGCCGTGATGGAGGGTGACCCGGAGAAGATCAACGAGGCGCTCAAGAAGCTCGCGCCCTCGGCGCGCGCGGTCGTCAAGGAGTTCCAAGGTCTCCTGCCAGTGTTCCGCGCGATTCAACTCGCCACTCAGCAGGCGTTCTTCGGCCCACTCCAGGGCGTGCTTTCCGAAGTCATCAGCGTTATCGGCCAGGGCCGCATCACCCAGGGCCTGGTCAACGTCGCCGACGCCTGGGGCAAGTTCCTGGCCGTCATCCTGCGGGTCGGGGAGAGCCCGGCCTGGATGCGGCTCAACGAGACCATCTTCGGCAACTCGGAGCAGGCGGGTGCCATCGCTCGGGCGCTCGGCGCTATCGGGCCGCCGCTAGAGCACCTGCTGGAGGCGTTCGCCAACGCGGCCACCACCTCCATGCCAATCATCGAGAAGCTGGTGGCCGCGTTCGGCCAGGCCATCGACAACTTCGCCGAGTTCATCCAGGGCACCGTCGAGGACGGCTCGTTTAACCAGTTCCTGCGCGACGCGCTTCAGACCACCGGCGACTTGAAGGATCTGGTGCACGAACTCCTCGCCCTGTTCTACGCGATCTTCCAGGCGACCGACGACGGCGGGGAGCGGTTCCTCCAGAAGGTCACCAAGGCGATCCACGAGTTGACGGAGTTCTTCCAGTCGGAGGACGGCAACGGGCCATGGAGGCGATGGTCTCGCTGGCCGAGGCGTTCGCCTACTTCCTGGGCCTGGCCGCCAAGGCCCTGGCCGGCATCCTGAACCTCCTGGGGAAGGTCAACGAGGCGAGCGGTGGCCGGCTCGGGCCGGCTGCGCTCACCGGGACGCTTGGCGCCCTTGTCAACTACGGCCGGCAGGCCTTCGCCGAGGGCGGCGTCATCAGCCGCCCCACGTTCTCGCTGATGGGCGAGGCTGGACCCGAGGCGGTCGTGCCGCTCAACGACCCGACCCGGGCCGCCCAGGTCATGCAGGAGGCGGGCCTGGTGCCGCTGGCCGAGTCGATGGGCGGCGCGGGCGGGCTGATCGTTCACGTGTACCTGGGCACGCAGGAGATCACTGACATCCTGGACGCGCGGGTTGACCGCAAGCTGGTCAGCACCGGGCGGGCGATCTTCAACCGGCCGAGGGGAGTGGGTTACTGATGCCGACCGTAAGCGCCACCCCGTTCCCGGACTCGGGCCACGTCCTGGTCCAGGTGGTGGCCCCCGACGATGGTGTGGCGTCCTGTGTGCAGGTGCGCCGCGTGGTCGACGCCACCGGCGAGACCACGCCCCTGCGCCCGTACGTGTGGCCCTGCGCCGAGGCGGGAGAGTACCTGCACCTCTCCGGCGGCCAGGCCTGGTTCTGGGACACCGAGGCGCCCCTGGATGTGGCGTTCCACTACGAGTTGACCGTGCTGGACGCCCTGCTCAGCCCGCTCATCGTTATCGACACCTTCACCCGCTCGGTGGCGGGCGGGTGGGGGACGGCCGACACGGGCCAGGCCTACGACGTTAACGCCGACACCAGCGTGACGAGCAATCAGGGCAGGCTCACCCACTCGGCGGTCAACACCTTCATCGAGCAGCACCTCAACACCAGCCTGGGCAACTTCGACCTTGAGATCACCCTGGACCCGATCGTCTCGACCGGTGCGGGGACGGGAGCCTACGGTATCCGGGCCCGCATCAACACAGACGCGGCGGGCGACGACTACGTGGAGTTCCGGGTCTTCGATAACCCCGGCTCGGCCTACACGGTCAACATGCGCGAGGTCGTCAACAGCGTCCAGACGCAGTTCGACCCGAACTTTCCGAGCGTGCCCAACGTGGCTGCGGGCGGGCAGATACGGATTCGCCTCCAGGTGGATGGGGCCCTCGCGCGCGCGAAGGCGTGGGCCCTGGGGGCGGCGCAGCCCGACGCCTGGATGACCCAACTCACCACGGTCGCCACGACCATCCCGGGCCGGCCAGCGTTCAACTCGTCCGTGCCAGCCGGCTGGACCAACGTTCCGCCGTTCAGCACCATCTGGGACGACCTCCAGATCAGCAGCCTGACCGAGACCGACGCGACGATCGCCGTGTCTGGCTCCATCACCCTGTCCAGCGAGGGCGGGTTCTGGCTGCGCGACCCGGTGCGACCCTGCAACGACGTGCGGCTGGGGCTGTGCTTCGATGACCCCGAGTGCGGTGCCAACGGCGGCGTGTTCTTCGCCGACATCGGCCAGCAGGAGAGTTACGCGAGCAATTCGGTGCTGGCCCTGCCCACGAACGCCAGGCGGCCCATCGCCCTGTCCCGGGAGCGGCGCGACGCCAGCGCCACCCTGACGGTGGTCAGCGCCACCTTCGCCGACCGGGACGCGGTGAAGGCCGTCAACCAGCCGGGCTCACCGCTCCAGTTCGTTGCCCCGCCCGCGTATGGCGTGGAGGACCGTTATATGAGCGTGGGCGGCGTGCTCGTATCGCGAGGGCTGCCCGACCACACCTTCCAGCCGCGCCTGATTCAGATGCCCTACGACGTGGTGGACCGACCGGTCGGCCCGAGTGAGGGCGTGTGCGGGGCGCGGTTCGCCGACCAGTGCGACCTGTACGCCACGTGGGCCGCCGCCGACGCGACGGACCTGGCGTGGGCGTCGCTCATCATCGGCACCCCGGGTGCGGACGGCTTCCGGACGTGGGGTCAGGTCAACTCGACCTTCGCCAACTGGACCGCCGTTCTCGCTGCCGGCACCTGGCAGGTGATCCGCAGTGCTTGAGGGCGGGCTGGACCTGCTGTACCGCCAGGCCCTGGCGGCCCCGCACGAGCCGTACATGCGCACCGAGGTCTGGTCGGGGGGCACCCGGATCATCGACGACCTCGTGCTTCAGTCGGGCAACGTCGGGGAGACCCTGACCTCTCGCGTGTCGCGCGTGTATGACTTCACGGTCACCGAGGATCTGTACCCGGTGGACCCGGGCGATGCGCTGGCCCCGTTCGGCAACCATGTCCAGGCCTACCGGGGCATCCGGTTCGCCGAGGGCACCACGTACTCGTGGCCCGTGTTCCGGGGAAAGATCGACGAGGTGCACCTGGACGACCAGGGCCTGGTAACCGTGCACTGCGAGGACCGGGCCGCCGAGGTCATTGACGATACGTTCGAGGTGCCGCGCAACTCGGACGTGGGCGACCTCGCCACGACGCAGGTACGCACCCTGATCGACGAAGCCCTTCCGGATGCGCAGTTCGGCCCGTTCGATGAGTTCTTCAACCGCATGCCGATCCTGACCTGGGAGCACGACCGGGGCAACGCCCTGGACGAGATCGCGACCTCCCTCGGCGCGTTCTGGTACCCGCTGGCCGATGGGCGCTTCGTGCTGCGGCGCTACCCCTGGACCGTGCCGGGCACGCCCGTCGTCACGCTGGCGGACGGCCCGGGCGGGACCATCACCGGCTCATCGGCGGTGCGGGACCGGCACCGCATCTACAACTCGGTGACCGTGACGGGGGAGCGCGCGGACGGCACGCCACCCTCGTTCGCCACCGTCCACGACGACGACCCGACCAGCCCCACGTTCATTGACGGCCCGTTCGGGCGGCGCAACCTGCTCCGCAAGCTGCGCACGCCGCTGAACAGTGAGGCGTGCCGGGCAGCGGCGCGGCAACTGCTGCACCGGGCGACCGCCCTCACCGAGGCGTGGACGTTCTCGGCCGTGCCCGACGCGGCGCTGGAGTTGGGCGACGTGATTGCGCTGGACGTGCGGGGTCGCCAGGGCGTTGTGCAGGTCGTGGCGTCAATCTCGATGCCCATGGACACCAAGGGGATCATGAACGTAGGCTGCCGGGCACTCGTGGTAGGCCAACTGGAGGAGGTCGGATGACGCTGGAGACTGCCATCTACGGCCTGCCCTACCAGGAGGCTACCGATGCACCCTGCGACGCGCCCGAGGTCTGGTGCGACCTTGCCAGCCGGGTCAACGAGGTGATGACGGGGTCCAAGAATGTGATCGACCGACTGGAGCCCACCGTGCCGCTGGCGGTCGTAACCCGCACCACCCAGCAGGTGTTCGACACCAACACGGGCCCGATCGTCTGGGACACGGTCGAGGCCGACACGGATGCCATGGTCGACTTCGACGCCTCGGCCGTGTTCGTCTTCCCTCGCCGCACGGGCATCTACGAGGTGAGCCTATGGGCCCAGGTGTTCAGTTCCACCACCCCGATCGACACCCTGCTCCAATTGTTCATCGTCTCGGCCCTGACCAACTTCCCCACGCCCTTCTCGGCGTCGGGTTCCGCCAGCCTGTCCGGCCTCGGCCAGGACGACTTCGGCTCGTTCGCCCCGGGCGCCAACAACCGCTACCACATCCGCGCTTTCTCCAGCGTGCTGGTCGACGACTCGTTCCTTAACCAGAGCGCGTTCAACAGCGGTGGGTTCGGGGCGGCCATCAGCCTGGCCAACGGCGTCACTGTCGTCGAGGCGGCCCGGCTGTCCGCGTACTACGTGCGGGAGGCGCTCTGATGGACAGCACCGGCCCGAGCTTTGACCTGCCCTGCCCGAGCCCCAACGACTACGCGGCGCTCCCGCTCTACATGCAGCGCCTGGCCGAAGAGGTTGAGGCGGACCAGGTGGCCCTGCGGTCACGCATCTCGGCGGCCTACCGTCCGCCCATCGCCATCTGGCGCAGGGCCCCGGCCGGCACGGTCGGGTTCGGAAGCTCCGGCATGGAGATCAGCTTCTCGGCGGCGGACCTGGTGTTCTACAACTACCTGAGCCTGATCAACCAACCGCCCCAGATGGACACCTTCGCCCTCAGCGTGACCCGGCCTGGCCTGTGGCGCCTCGGGTGGTTCGCCAACACCCAGGCGACCGGGGCCGTCACGGCCGGCTCGACCCGCATCCTGGACGTGGGCGTCGGTCGGCAGGATCCGACCGGGAGCAGCAAGACCATCGTGGGCGTGGCCAGCCGCTACGTGCGTGAGACGCAGTCCTTCTTCGCCTCGGGCGAGTTCTTTGGTTCGGACACGGGGTTCGTGGTCGACACCGATCCGGACCGCTACAGCGCGGTGTTCCGCTTCACCCACGGCAACGCGGCGAGCACGGTTCAGGTCGTGAGCATCACCGCCTGGCTGCGGTTCGTGGGCGCCCCCGAGCCGATCGAGGTGACGTGATGGCCGGCACCACCCCCGTGTTCGGGCTGCCGTATCCGCACATGTCAGATCCGATCGACCCGGCGGCGTTCGCCGCCCTGGCCAGCGCCATCGAGGCCGTGCTGGCCGGCACCCAGCAGTTGCTCGATCTGCGCCTGCGGCCACCCACCGTGGCGCTCCAAATCTCCTCGGTTGCCGTGATCGCCCCGGCCACGCCCACCACCCTGTCGTTCGGCAGCGAGTTCTACGACTCGCACGGCATGTGGTCGTCCGGCACGAACGTGACGGTCCAGCTAACCGGCATCTACCACGTGGGCTTCACTGACGCGGTCATGGCCGGCTTCGCCACCCACACCAGCACCGAGTTCATCATCCGCGTCAACGGCGTCAACACGCTCACCGAGCGGCGGTTCGCGTCGCTGGCCTCCTCGGAGAACCTGTCGTTCGGGGGCCTGCTCATTCTCAACGCGGGTGACGTGATCACCGTGCAGTGCCAGTTCTCGGGCACCGGCAACAGCAACTTCCAGGTCGGCCACTTCTACGCTGACTTCATCGCTCCACTGGTCTAAGGAGGACGGCTATGCCAGTGAACTCGGCCGACCAGCAGATCACCACCCCGGTGCTCGGCGACCCGGCCAACATCGTTACCGCCTTCGGCGACTACACCACCGATGTGGAGCCACGGCTGGTCAAGAAGTACGCCGACGCGGCCGACCGTACGGCCCGCAACGCGGCGCCCACCAACGGGGAGGTCAGCTTCCTGACCAACCCGGGCCGCTACGAGGTCTGGATGGCGCCGGTGGTTTCGGCCTGGTGGGAGATGCGCAAGCTCTACATCACCAAGGCGACGGAGACTCAGGTGGTCAACAACTCGACCGCCCTGGTGAACGACTCGCACCTGCTGCTGCCGTTGCAGATCAACGCCCGGTACGAACTCAAGGGCATGATCGTTCTCGACACGGGGACCACCTCGGACTTCAAGTGCGACTGGACCGGCCCGGCCGGCTTCTCCATGCCGCGCTGGCTCACCCAGGCGCCCGACACGGCGGCCAACGTTAACCGAGGCTCGGCTGCCGCCAGCAACGTGCAGACGGTTAACGGGGCAGGCATCGGCACCTTCCTGTACGTTCCCATCACAGGCATCGTCGTCACCGCCGGTACCGCCGGCAACCTCCAGTTCCGCTGGGCCCAGAACACTCTTGAGGCCGTCAACACCCGCGTGAAGACCGACTCCTACATCGCGCTCACCCGCGTGGGGTGACTCCCGTAGGGGAGGACCATCTGCCATGATCGCTACAGGACTGCGGCGGGTGGGGAGATGGTGCATGGATGTCGAAACGGTCGTGGTCGCGGCGTTGAGTGCCATCTTTGGGGGCGGCACCGCTTCGGCGATCACGACAGCGGTCTCTCGCCGTCGCCTGACCAAGGCCGAGGCTGCCGACTCCCTCACCGACTCGGCCATCGAGTTGCTGAACACCGTCAAAGCCGACGCCCGAGCCGACCTGACCGCGATGCGCACCGAGGTGGCCGAGGCCCGCCGCGAGACCGCCGAGGCGCGGCGGGAGGCCTCGGAGCTACGCCAGCAACTGCGCCAGGTCTCCATCGACGCCGAGGTGCTGGTCAAGTACCTCAACCGGGTGGTGAGTGCCATCCACGACCCGGACATGACCATGGAGCGGCTGCGCCTGCTGGTCGGTTCCGGGCCGCCACCCAACGGGCGTAGCCTGCCAGCATGAGTGGTGATCTTCTTTCGGTGCGGGCCGACGCCCAGGACCGCAGTTGGCGCACGTTCCTCCAGGGCCTCGGCATCGACCTGGTGACCGCCGCCGTGATCGTGCTGGCCATGAACATGGCCGACCTCCAGTGGACGGCGGCGTACTGGGCCGTGATCGGGACGACGGTGGCGAAGAGTCTGGTCCAGGCGTTTGTTGCCTACTGGATGCGTATGTTCGTCGCGCCCAAGCCGCCCCGTTGACCAGGGCAACCCTGTATTGTCGTCTGTGACAACGACTAGGCTAGGAGGGCCGATGCAGGATCAACTGGTCGACCTTGCCGGCATTGCTGACCTGCTGGGCGTCGCCTCGGTGACACCGCAGCAGTGGCGCCAGCGCAACCAGTTGCCCGAGCCGGATGTGCCCGACTTCCCGGACAAGCCCCTGTGGAAGGCTTCCACGATCGTCGCGTGGGCTCGGGCCACCAACCGGTGGCCACCGGGTCGAGCGGCTCGACCGGCCATGCAACGTCGCGAGCGACCGCAGCGCAGCGTCGACTTGATCGACACCAACGAAGTGTGACGCCCCACGTCTTGAGAGGGGTAGAGGAAATGAAGCTCAGAACGAGAATTGGCGCGGTGCTTGTCGCCGCGCTCGTCGGCCTCGGGGTGGCTGCGTCACCGGCCTACGCCGGCTCGTACCTGCACGTGGTGCGGCACTTCAGCAACGGGTGGTGCCTGGAGGTTCCGTTCGATCCAGCCACCGGCGGCGGCTCGATGGTGATGGGCGAGCAGTTGCGCATGGGTGTCTGCGGTCCGCAGACGACGTGGTACCAGAACTTCTGGTTCGAGGACGCGGGAGCGCCGTGGCTGTACTTCCTGCGGCCGGGCCACAACCTGTGGTGCGTGCAGCCCGGCGTGGTCAGCCTGCAACGCTCAACGCTCATTCAGTGGGCGTGCACCTGGGGCAACGAGCAGAAGTGGCTGCTGGAGCAGGTGGCCCCCGGGTCGTCGGGCTATACGTTGAGGAACGCCCAGTCGGGAATGTGCCTCACCGTTGAGGACGACAACCTCGGGCAGTACGTCCGGCAGAGCCTCAACTGTGCACACGGGCTCGATCCACTGCGGAGCACTTGGCGACTGCCGCTCCCCGGGCACTGAGCCACCAACCCAGCCTGTTACAGCCAGGCTGGGTTGGTCTTTTTCCGGGGCCTACCGCCTGGGCGGCACCGGCGGTATGGTCTCGCCACCAGAGACAGTGCAGCGGCCCCCGGGGGGGCTCGGGGGCCGCTTCGTGGAAGGACTGACGGGTCACTTCGGCATTGACCATACCCTCTGCCGTCGCGGCCCGTGTAGGACACGACGAGGAGGGGCGCCTTGCAGTCTGCGTGGACACCGCGTTTCAACGCGCTGGAGCATGGCCTGTTCCGCTGGGTGGTGGAGCGGGTTGCGATCGACGAGTATCAGTGGAACCGGGCCCGGGCCGAGTCCGGGCTGGTCGGTACATGCCGCCTCTGCGGCGGCCACCTGCGGCCCCTGCCCACCGAGCCTGAGGGAACCTCGGCCATCGCCTGGCTGGAGGCCCGGTGTGTCCTGTGCGGGCACGAGATTGCCTCCCCCGGGGGGCGGGTGCTGCGCCGCTCGTCTCGCCGCTCGGAGCAGCCTCCCGGCTGGTGGGAGTGGCGTGAGTCCCAACTGACTGACCGGGACTGATCAGTGCCGCGCTCCCGTGCCATGATCCTGACCACCATCTGGGCAGACGCCGACTTCGTGGCCCTGTCCCCGGACGCCAAGCTGGTCTACCTGCTGCTGCTCTCCCAGCCCGACCTGAGCCACCTCGGCGTGCTCTCCCTGGCCCAGCACCGGTGGGCGCGGGCGGCGGGTGGCACCCCCGAGTGGGTGGAGGACTGCCTCACCGACCTGGCCGCCGCGCGGTTCATCGTCCTGGACGTCGAGGCCCAGCAGGTGCTCATCCGCTCGTTTCTGCGCAACGACCAGGTGTGCCGCCAGCCCAACGTGCTCCGGGCGGCCTGCTCGGCCATCGCCATGGTCGCCTCCCGGCGCATCGCGACCGCCTTGCTGGACGAGGTGGCCCGGATCAGTGCCGAGGAACGCACCGAGAAGACGGGCCCAGTCCTCGACGAGATGAAGGCGCTGCTTGGAACCCTCGGCGAAGGGTTTCCGGAACCGTTCGGCGAAGGGTTCGCCAAACCCCACGCGAAGGGTTCGGAGAACCCTTCGGGGAACCCTCTAGGGGATAGGGGAAGGGGTAAGGGGGTTACTGGAGAGGTTGCGGTTCGCGCGCGCGCGCGAGGCAGCCGCATCCCCGACCCGTTCCCGATCACCCCGGAGATGGTCGCCTGGGCCCGGGAGCGCGTGCCGCAGGTCGACGGCAAGCGCGAGACCGAGAAGTTCGTGAACTACTGGACCGCCAAAACCGGCGCCCAGGCGACCAAGCTGGACTGGCCGGCCACGTGGCGCAACTGGATGCTGGGTGCCGCCGAGAGGTTGCGCAGCCCGGGCTCGGCCCCGTTGGCTTCGACGACGGACGCGCGGGTGGCGGCGGCCCTGGAGGTCGGGGAGCGCCTGCAACGGCAGATGGAGGGCGGCGGTGAACCTCGCTGAGGTGGCCCAGGTGCTCGCCAAGGCGGCGGCGTTCGACCGCCGCACGGTGGGCGAGGCCGACGTGATGGCCTGGTGGGAGGCCATCAACGACCTGGACGTGGCCGATGCCCTCGTGGCGGTCACCCGCTGGTACCGGGACCGACCCGACTGGCTGATGCCCTCGCACCTGCGGGAGGCGGTGCGGCTGGTCGAGGCCGACCGGGCGAAGGCCGAGCGGCTGGCCCAGGCCGAGGCCATGGCGGAGTCGGCCATCCTGCCCGCCCAGCGCCCCGCTGGCGGCCCGTTCGCCGAACTCCCGCCGGATGTGCAGGCCGACCTCTCCGAGGCTTCTAGGGGGCTTCTCCGGGCGGTCCTCGACGAGCGGTTCTCCGAGCCGCCACGTCCGGCGCCCTCCGTCCTCGATGTGTATGCTCGGCCGAGACAGGAGGGGGAGCGATGAGCAGGGCAACTGGACTCACGTACGAGCAGCGCACCGGCCGCATGGAGGCCGCGATCGTGGCCGGCAAGGGGTTCACACCGCGCCAGTGGCGCCGCCACGAGAAGAAGCTCGCCAAGATCATGCACATGGACCGCCCCGGGTGGCGACCGGCGCGACCCGAGGAGACCCCGGGGCAGATGGGGCCTGAACTGGTCGTGCCGGTGGAGGCCGACACCGTGTACCGGGTCGAGACCCGCTTCGGTGGCCGGCAGGGAGGGCGGAGCCGGTGAGCACCGATGTGGTGCTGCGCCGCTCTGACGTGCCGGGCGACTTCCAGGCCCAGGTCGAGATGGCCAAGTACCTGGCCGGGTCCAGCCTGCTGCCGGCCCACCTGCGCGGCCAGCCGGCCAACGTGTTCGTGGTGCTCCAGGGGGCGCGCGCGCTCGACGTGAGCGCGTTCTGGGCCCTCCAGTCGATGCACGTCATCGACGGCAAGCTGAGCATGGCGGCCGAACTGATGCGGGCCCTGGTGAACCGGGCCGGCCACCGTGTGCGGGTGGTCGAGCGGACCAGCCAGCGGGCTGTGGTGGAGATCCAGCGCTCCGACCGGGACGAGCCCTACCGGGCCGAGTTCACCTGGGAGGATGCCAAGGCGGCCAAGCTGACCGGCAAGACCAACTGGCAGGGCTACCCCAAGTCGATGATGGTGGCCCGGGCGACCGCTATCGCGGTTCGGGACGAGTGCCCGGATGTGCTGTTCGGAATGGTCTACACCCCGGACGAGTTGGGCGCGATCACCAACGAGGACGGAGAGCCCCTCACCGACGCCGAGGGCAAGCCGATGGTGGACGCCGTGGAGGTCGTGCCGTTCAACGACGACGAGGCCCTGGAGGTCGCCGCCGCACTGGCCAACGCCGACCTGGCCGAGGTGGTCGCCACCTGGCAGCGCACCCTCGACCGAGGCTCGGCGCTGGTGCGCGTGCCCGAAAGCGATCAGTCACTGGCCGACTACTTGTACGCCCGCCTGGCCATCGAGGCCCAGGTGGCCGGCACCAAGGCCGAGGCGCGCGTGTTGTGGGACGTGGCCAACCTGTGCAAGGTCGACAACACCGTCACCGTCACCATCGGAGGCGAGGAGTGGGCGTTACGCGCCTACCTGGTGCAGGCCGGCAAGGCCCTGCCCGAGGTGGCCGAGCCGGAACCGGAGCAGCCGCCCGAGACCGATCACGCGCGCAAGCTCCGGGAGGACGCCGAGGCGTCGTGGGCGACCCAGGAGGCGGCCAACCGGGAGAAGGCGTTCGACGATCTGGCCGCCCACCGCAAGGAGGCGGCCGAACGGCTCGGGCGCAACCTGCCCGAGCCCGTTGTGGAGGGGGAAGTCGTTGAGTGAGCCGAGCCTGCGCACCCTCACTGAAGAGGCTGCCATCTGGTCCGCCGTGAAGGACGCGGTGCTGAAGCGCTACGCACACGCGCGCAGGGCCGTCGAGGAGGCGATGCGCGACGTGGGGGCCGAGAAGATGCGCGCCCGGGACGCGGGCGGGGAGGAGATCGGCACGCTCACGATCGGCGAAGGCCGCTACGTGGCCGAGATCGAGGACCTCGATGCCCTGGTGAAGTGGGTGGTCCGCAACCGACCGGACGAGGTGCACCAGGTGGTTACGGACACCATCCGCCCGGCCTACCTGGCCTGGATCATCACGCAGGCCGAGTCGAACGCGGCCGACCCAGAGGGCCCTGGCCCGGTGGCGGTCGACCGGGAGACGGGTGCGGTCATCCCGGGCGTGAAGGCCACGTGGCGAGACGGCAGTCTGCGGGTGCTCGCGACCGGGGGCGCCAAGCAACGGGTGGCGGCCATCGTCGAGCGCACCCGTCTCGCCATCAGCCCCGCCCCGGAGGACGCTGGTGTATGGTCGGACGAGACAACCGACCCCGAGGAGGGACCGTGACCAGTACCGACCTGGCCCAGAACGGCAACGTGCGCCTCATGCCCCAGCACCCGCTCGGCCGTGGCGTGGGCGTGTCCTACGAGGAGGCCGCCGACTTCGGCGCGCTCGCCGCTGCCGCAGGCCTGGAGCGGGCCGAGATCACCGGCATCTCGCACGCCATCCAGGAGGCCGCGTTCGAGGTGTGCCAGCGGGTCACGCCCGAGATCCTCAAGCGGGTCAACGCGGCGGCGGCCCGTCGCCTGGACCGGCTGGCCCAGGCCGTTCGGGTCCTGGCCTCGCCGCAGACCGGCGCGGTGAGCACGCTGTTCAGCGGCTACGCGCGCGACGCGCTGGTGTCGCGCCAGGAGGTTCTGCTGCTCATCGAGCAGGCCAAGGCGGCCAGTTCGGTCTGATGGAGTGGTACGCGGCCAAGGCCCTGGCCCTCGTGCGGGCACACCAACTGTGCGAGGGCTGCGGGACCGCGTTCGCTGACGACGTGCACCACAGGCAGCCCCGTGGAATGGGTGGAGTCCACGGGGCTGCCGCACGTGAGGCCCACCGGGGTTACAACCTGCTGGCCCTGTGCCGCCGCTGCCACGACCTCACCGAGGCGGAGCCCGCGCTATGTCGAGCCCAGGGCTGGCTCGTGCCCCACCCCATCCAGGTGGCGCTCATCCCGGCGCTCATCGTGCCCATCTACGGGCGGGCCTGGTACTACCTCGATGCCGAGTTCGGCTACCGCCCCTGCAACCAGCACCGGGCGAACGGGATCCTGCGCGGCTACGGCCTGGTAGCGCCCTGATTCCCTTGCGGCAGTGGGGAACCCAACCGGCGGTTCTGTATGTCGAGGGTTGACAACGGCATGGTGAACCTCAATCCTTTGTCTGGACACGACAGACAGGAGAGGGGGGCAACCGTGCTGGCAGAGTCGGCTGGCATCGCGGCGGCCATGGGGGAGCACTGGGCCGAGGTGGGCGTTACGGGATCCGCCGTCTGGCTCGCATACGTAACGCAGTTCCCGTACCACGTTCGGCGGCGCCACGTCGCCAAGGTCAGGCGGGTCTGGGTGGTCATCGTCGACCGCACCGGGCACCGCGTCCGGTGGCTCTGCTGGCAGGTCACCTACTTCATGCCCGGGCGCGAGCGGCGCCCGTGGTTCTACCGCGACGACGACTCCGAGGAGGAGTGAGCATGTGCATCATGGAGGTTCGGCCCGAGCAGCACCACGCGACCATCGCGCAGGCCATGGCCCACAACACGTCCACCATCGACCGCGACCTGGAGATGTTCGTGGAGGTGCTGCGGGCGCGCTCGCACCACGACCCCGAGGTCATCGCCGCCCTGGACAGCGTCCTGTCGGCCCAGAGCCAGGTGCATAGGGCCTACGCCCAGTTGCTCACCGTCTTCGGCGAGATGGTCGCGGCGGGCGTCGCCACCACCGAGGGCCACGTTCACGAGCACGACCACGGCAACGAGCGCTCGTTTGTCGAGGCGGTCCAGGCCGCGACCCGCCGGGCCCGGCGGTTCGAGACCCGCTGACCCACGAGCCAGTAGCTGCGCCCGTGCGGCTGGTCGACAAGCTGCGCTATCGGTGGGCCACACCGTGGTGCGGGTTCCTGTTGATCGACTGAAGCGGAAGGGAATTGATCCCCCGGACGCACGCGGGACAGCCTGACCGGACGGGTACCCGTCCGGTCAGGCCTCGGGGGCCCCCTAGTCGTACGGCCAAGATTTCTGTATGGCGCGGGTTGACAGGGCCCGGATCCTCCCCGTATGGTTTAGGCATACACAACGGGCCGCCGGGGCCCGGGAAGACCGAAGGGAAGAGATCATGGCTCACAACCTGGAGATCCGCGCAGACGGCACCGCCTCGTTCGTTGGCGCTCGCGAGTCCGCATGGCACCGCCTGGGCAAGATCTACGAGGACCGCGATGGCCTGACCATCGCCGAGGTCCTGAAGGACCTGGACTGCGGCACGATCATGACCGGCCCGGTTCACGGCACCCTCATCACCGAAGATGGCGTGGCCCAGGTTCCCGACTCCACCCGCAAGATGACGATGCGTGTGCGCACCGGCGGCGAGATCACTCCGCTCGGCGTGGTCAAGCAGCGCTACCAGGTCGTGCAGGAGTCCGAAGCGTTCGGCTTCATCGACGCGGTCGTGGACGCGGGCGAGGGCATCGTCTCCTCGGCCGGCCTGCTCGACGGCGGGCGCCGCGCGTTCTGCTGCCTCAAGCTCCCCAGCAACATCCTCATCGGCGGCGTGGACGCGGTCGACATGTACGTCTTCATCGCCACCAGCCACGACGGCACCCTGGCCACGACCGCCGCCGCGACCCCCATCCGGGTGGTCTGCCAGAACACCCTCACCTACGGCCTCCAGCAGGCCACCCACGTCTGGAAGGTTCGGCACAGCACCAACGCTCTGGGCCGCATCTCCGAGGCGCGGCGCGCGCTGGACCTGACCTTCAAGTACGAGGAGGCCTGGAAGGTCGAGGCCGAGAAGCTCATCGCCATCAAGATCACCAAGCGGCACTTCGAGCGGATGGCCGGCAAGCTGTTCCCGGCCCCCAAGGCCGACGCTGCCAAGCTGAGCAAGCTGGCGCACGAGAAGACCATGGACACCCTGATGGGCCTGTGGACCGCCGACACTCAGGTGGACATCAAGAACACGGCGTGGGGCGCGTTCAACGCTTTCGTCGAGTTCGAGGACTGGTTCACCGGCACCCGGGGCCAGGACGACGCCCTGGCGCAGCAGTTCTACACCTCGCTGACCTCGGGCCACGGCACGGTCCGCACCAAGGCCGACTTCAAGGACAAGGCCCTGGCCGTGGTCAACGCGGCCACCAAGTAAGGACCCCCGAGGGGGCCCCGGCTGGGGCCCCCTCACTGCATGTGAGGAGGAGTGTGTTGGAACCGGTTCTGGAGCCGTTCATCGGCGACATCCGGGTGCAGGCCTACACGTTCCCGTCGCTGGCGGGGCGGCTGCCG